AACGAATCTGCAATGGCTTGTTTGAATTTTGTTGTACTCCACCCATGTGAACGACTTATCCAATGAATTAAAGTTCCAATTTCTTTACCTGTGTAATCTTTGTCGATATAATCATCTCCTAAGAATCTTATATCAGGATTAATACTTTTTATTAAGAACAAAAGTTCTTCTTCTGTGTTATAACTAAGTATTACAGGATATATAAACATCATTTCTAACATTTCTCTACGTTCTTCTATTGAAAGAATTGGTTTTTTCTTCTCAGGTCTTTCAATTGTAGGGTCATCGTGTAAAAGTATATAAACTTCTTCACAATTATCTTTTATCTCCTTAAACATAGCAACATAACCAGGATGTATTACATCAAAGTTACCTGCTATTATTCCTTTTTTTGGTAATTCTTTCATAACGTTACAGATATTTTATTTACTAATTTTGTTTTTTTATGTTTTACTTCATCATACATTAATGTATTTAACCCATCGATTCTAAAATTAACTTGGTGCTCTCTCACCTCATTATAATACTTTAATTGATTAATTCGTGTTTCTTGATGTACCCATTTATTACCTATTGAAGAATTTGAATCATGTTTTAGTGATTTAAACCTTGAATTTCTTCTAAATGGCTTTGGTAAGTATGTTTTAAATGATTGTTTTAGTTTATATAAATAAACGTTCTTTAATGTAGCTTCATATGTTCTACCTAAATCAATACAAGTAGTTTCACTTGATAGTTCTGCAAGTAATTGTGTTGTTAAAAACTCAGATGATTTAAATTTTCCTATATTTCTTATTTTTGGCTTGTGTGGTACATTACTTAATTCTTGTATTTCTTCATCTTCCAATGCAACATCATATATTTCTACATTTGCAATGTTACCATAAAAGAATTCAGTATTTTCTTTTTTTCCATTTGCAGAACCTATGAATATTTCATCTGATGATAGTGGTAGTATAACATCATCCATTTCAATAGTTTCAACCAATTGACCATTTACAAAAAATGAAACAAATTTACCATCTCTATATCTCATTGTAAGATATACCCATGCTTCTCCTATTATATCCGAGTTTATGGAATATGGTTTTTTGTTTATATCATAAGTCTGACAAAAGAATCTACGAAAGGAATTGTAAAATAATCCAATGTTGTAGCCTGGTATAGATAGTATTGGGAATTCATCATAATCTTTATTTTCGTTTAATTTTACTTGCTGTGGTTTTACTAATATTGATATTGTGAAATCATCTTTTAGTAGGGTTGTCTTTTCACCTCTCAACTTGATAAACGAATCTCCATTAAATTTAAATGCTTGTAGTTCGTCCGAACCACCCGTTTCGATTTGGTTTTTATCCAATTCTAAATTAGAATCCAAGCATCTTATTAGTAAGTCATCATCTTCGAATCCCCATCCCCAATATTCATTAGAGAATCCGTTTATCAATTCGAAATCTTCTTTGTTAAACATAGTTACCCCACCGAAGTAATCAAAGAAGGTGGTTTCGTAATCATGTTCTTGTAAGTGTGTTGCTAAATGTAATGGTTTATCAGTATAAGAGTAATCAACATCTTCAGGTAACATATCAACATCGTGGAATACAAAATAATCACATCCATTTTCAATGGCATGTTTGTATCCTATATTTAGAAGTTTACCTCTATTGAAAGGTTTATCATCTAATTGTTCAATAATAAAGATTTGATAATCTAAATTAGTTAGATATTCTCCCATATGTTTTAAGAACCTTTTTAATTGTTGAGGTCTTTTTCTATATGGAATAATAATCCCTAATTTATGAGTTATCTTCTTCGTTCGTTTCCTCCGTTGTTCTCTCTGCATCTCTTGATGGTCTGTTTTCTGAACCTTTAAATTTAATTTTTGCTAAGTTATGGATTTCCCATAGATTCCATTCAACCTTTTTCTGATGGTCTTTGATGTTTGCATCAAACATCATATCTTCAATTGATTGAACAGATTCTAAAATATCTCCCATAACTTCCATGTGTTGTTTGAATTGTTCTTCAGTCATTTTAAGTAATTATTTGAAATAGTGTGTAATTAAGTTCTTCTATTTGTTCTTTCGTTGCTTCATACTTCAACGAATTTAATCCAATCTCCTTCCAATCTATTTCTTGTGTTAAAATATCGTGGAAAAAGATATCTGCATTTTCTTCAACATCAGGATCATATGAATAATATCTTTCAATTATATCCCTATCTCTATTGTGTGTTAAAGAGTTGTATTTACCATCAATTCTGACTGGTAAATATAGTTCATCGGTAACTGCAACTTCTTCTTTATAAGTTTTTAAACTACCGTTTACTTTTATATGATTCCAATTAGAACCCTTATCTAATATAAGTTTTTTCTTGTAATGTGATGGAAATTCCATGTTATCATTTTGATTACCAAAATCAAATATAGATGAAGGTATTAATCCAAAGTGATTTTCTATATATTTTAATGATTCATTTCCATTATAATATAATTCGTTTATGTGTTTTGATTCTAATACAGAATTAAATAATATTATGTTAGCTAAATCTATATTAGTTTCTTTATCTGATATTTTAAAGTTTTGATACTCATTAAATATTTTAAAATCAGCTGGTATGGTTGTTTCTATTTTTTTACCATTTAGATTTAAAACTAATTTATGTCTTTTTTTATCTAAAATAAAAACAATATGATTCCATCTATTTCTAAAATACTCAGTTGCAACTTCATAATTCTTTCTATCAATATCCCATATCTGCGCCATAACTTGTTTTCCGTTGTTTAGAAACAAGCCAGAATCTAATCCTTCTATACAAAATAAGTTTTTAATAGTTTCAATATCACCATCATCTTTAAACCATAAAGAAATACTAAAAGATGAATCTATCATATTTTTTGATAAATGGTTCATCATACCATGTCCTTGTGATTGCTTATCAAAGTGAACACACTTTAGCTTATGGGTTTTGTTGTTAGTAGATGGTTCTACTTCTTCAATTCTGTATGGTAATATATCTAATTCATCGTAATTTGAATAAACTTTATTTAAATCATAAAACTTTTCTAAGTATGCTCCACTTTCTTTTAATCTATAAAGTAAATCTAAATCCTCAAATCCATAACCCCAATATTCATTAGAATATCCATTAGCTTCTTCAAAATCTTCCCTACTAATTAAAGTTACACCACCAAAGTATTGTGGATATGGAAGTTTATTTTCATGTACTTGTACTTTAGTTGCAAGATGGGTTGGTTCTAATGGAAACCCATAGTCACATGAATCATCAATTGGTAACATATCAATATCATGAAAGCAAAAATAAGTATATTCCTCTGCTATTTCTTTTACAATAACATTACATAATTTACCATAATTGAATGGTCTATCATCTGTTTGCTCAGCAATAAAAATATCATATACAATTCCCTTATCCGATAAGAACTCGTGCATATGGGGAACGAAAATATCTAAGTGTTTTTGTCTATCCCTAAATGGGACAATGATTGCAAGTTTATCTTCCATGTAATCGTTGATTATATATAAATATATAGATTATTAAATTGATGATTTTTGTAGAGCTTCTTTTAATAATGGAAACGTATCTCCCCATTTTTCTTTTCTAAATCTATCAACTCGTTCAGTAGTATCTTTAAATACATCAGATTGACCATTATATTCTGCATTATAATATCTACCAACAACATCATCATAAAACTCATCAGATAATAATCCTTTAATAGAATCTAACTTTTTTTGTCTTGTTTCTTTTGGTATTATGTTTGCTGATTGATATTCTGGTGCGTGAACATGATTTGAAATTACTCTCTTAATCATGCCAGTACCATCCAATTTAAACATACCTCTTTTAACCAAGTACTGTGTTAGCTCTTCCATATAAAGAAAATTATATGAGTTTAAAGTTTGTGTAATTGTATAATAAAAATTATGGTCATTATATTGTGTTAAAAAGTTTTTAATATTATCAATTGTAAGTTGGAAATTAGCATTTTTTCTAATGTAATCATTTCTATCACCAAAATCATCTACTGATATTGAAATACCTACAAATTGAAAATGTTTAAGTTTCTCTAATGCTGGTTTTATCTTTTCAAAATCATAATTAGCATTTGTGATATAAAATATTTTCATTTTACTTGCTAATCCATCTTCAATTAATCTATCCAATAACTTAAAGTGCTTTGGAACTAAAAATGGTTCTCCACCACTAATATGTAATTGGTCTATCATTGGAGAATGATGAATTAATGCATCGTAAAAGGTTTCATCTTCTACCCAATCATAATTGGTATAATCCATTGTTTGTAATTCATCATAATTACTTGGAAAGTTTACCTCATCTTTCAACTTCATATAATCAGTAATCCAACTTGTTGATGATTCTGCATTACAACTTCTACATTTTAAGTTACAATAGTTACCTAATCGAATCTCTACGTTTCTTAAATCTATTTTTATTTCACCATCTTCTTTTGTTGATTTATCAACATCGGTCATGTAAAATGAATCTTTTTGTCTTTTACTTTTACCACCTGCTAATTCTACATCATGACAAGTTTTACAAGCTGGTGGTACTTCACCCTCAACCATCTGTTTTCTGATTTGTTTAAATGAATCAGAATTAATAATAGCTGGGATACCTTTACTAATGTTTATTTTTTTATATCCACCATCTGGTGTTATATCAGATGCAGCAGATTGTCCATGTGCATGATTAGATACACAACATACAGAACAAACTCCATGTGGATGAACACTAATATGCTTCCAAGGTAAATCACATAAAAAACGAGTTTCTTTCATTAGTATGCTGTACTATTATTTATTGATAAATCATGTGGAATAGAATTATACCAATCTGTATATTCTGGTATAATCTCTAAAAATCTAAATTTTTCTTCTCTCCCATCATCTAACTTTTCTGTATTCCATTTTAGAAGTTTTTCAATTTCTTCTCTATTCTCAGCCAAAGGTTCTTCCATGAATCGAAATATACTATCATACTTTTTTCTTAGTTCATCTCTTTCTTGTTCATCTAAAGATTTTAAGTGTTTAAAATATCTTTTTTTGACTTCTTGTTTTAACTCATCTGGTAAAATGTTGATGTTATAATGATGTGGATTTGTTAATATATTATTTAAATGAATATTCCAATGTTCAACACCCAATGATTTCATATGTTCGTAAAATTCAGGAATATACATAACATTAAATATATTGGTTGTACATGATACATGAAAGTTTATGTTCGCATCTAAACACTTTTTTACATTTTCTTCTATAACATTCCATTTTGTACCTTTTCTTGAATATTCAGCATTTTTTCCGAACCCATCAATGGAAGCAAATATGGTTACATTACCATAATCTTGCTCTATGAATGGTTTCCACATTTCTATGTTATCATATTTCTTAAACTTTAAATATCCTAAGTTGGTATTATATCTCAATCTTAAATTAGTGTTCCCTACTTCAACTAATTTTTGTAAAATATAATAATGCTCTTCCATTAAAAGAGGCTCTCCTCCTGCAAAGTATATCTCTTCTACACTTTCTATAAATTCATCCAAATATGTATCTATATTTTTCTTAGAATAATCGTTTACATTTATTATTGCTTTCGGTAATGGAGAACCACCATATATTTTTACTTCATCCTCCCACCATTTAGATGATAAAAATGAACCACACATTCTACACTTCATATTACATAAGTTTGAGAATCTGAAATCCCAATACAGTAATTTAAAATCATCATTATGTCCATCTGCAGATGTATTATCCGTTACACTTGGAATAAGGTGTTCAAAGTTTCTGTTAGATGATGTTCTTGTTGAATCTAAGGTGTTTTTTTCTTGTTGATAACACTTTCTACAACTATGATGTTGTTTACCTTCTAACATATCTTTACGAATAGATTTCATGGTACCCCCATTCCAAAGTTCTTCCATGGTGTTATCTTTAAGGTTACCAATATCTTCTCTCCAATCAGTAAGACAACAAGGATATACATTTCCGTTCGGCCATGTGTTTAAATGTATCCATGGTAATACGCAAAATGATTCTGAAATTTTATCTCCAGGATTTTTTAGCTTTTCATTCATATTGCATCTTTTTCTTGTAGTGTTTCGATACTTTTAAACCATTCTATAAATTCCCAAGGAAGATACTCTTCAATTGGTTTTTGTCTACGCTTAGCATATTGAAAAACAAAGTTTTTAAAATCGTTGTGTTTGTTTTCCATTGCATCTGAATCTTCATATGATACATCAACTTTTCTTAAATAGGTAACTAATCTTTCGTAGTGATTTATTTCCCATTCTTTCATCCAATCTCTATTTTTATTAACTGCCTTTTCAATTTTATCTGCTAATGAATTTTTTACATCTTGTGATATTATATTTACAGATTGAAATGATGGAAATCTTAGAATGTTTACACTCATATAGAATGCTTCTTTATCATCAAATTCTTTTCTCCAATTTACAATTTTTTCTAAAAACTCATCTACACTCCAAATAGATAAAGAAGATATAGTCATCATAATGTGTACTGAATTTATATTTTCTGAATGGTACATTCTTAAAATGTTTTTTTCCCACACATCCCAATCAAATCCATCTCTTACAAACTCTTGTAATTCACCAATACATTCTGCAGATGTATAAACATCAAATGATTTAAAGTTTTTTGCTGCATCTATCAAGGTATCCATTCTTTCATCTTCCATTATTAAATTGGAATTTACTGCAAAGTTGAATGTTTCGTTATCACACATTTCAAGTAACTTCCAAAATGATGGTGAACGAGCAGGTTCTCCACCAGATACTCTTAATTCTTGTAATCCTCCTCTTATTTCTTCAAACCATTCGTAGAATTTTTCTATATATGGGTTGTTAATATTTTTATTACCATATGGCATTGCATGATGACCTGTATTTTTAAAAGTAAACCCACCACTTGTTTTCATGTTCTGATACGGTCCTCCTCTTGAAATATCTTGATGCCAAGTTGATGAGAATTCTGCGTTACAATAAGAACAAGCTAAATTACATAAGTTATCGAAAGCAAGTTCAACTGTTTTTGGAATTACGTTTGCATCCCAAGGCATGTTTTTAATTGCTTTTACTTCTTCATCTGTGTATCTATAAGTTTGATAAACTCTATCAGAAAAAATACCACTATCCTTTTTAGCAGCATCTTCTACTCTCCAACAATAAGAACATTCTGCTGGTCTTTCTCCCTCCAACATTTTTTTACGTTGTTCTTTTTTAAATTTAGTGTTATGTAGAGCGGTTTTGTTTTCTAATAACTCACCTTTTGGAATAGAGTGTGCAAGTGGATGATGACAAGAAGCCGTTCTTCCATTTCCTAACCAAATTGATACGTTGTACCATTTTGCTGCACAAAAAGAAGTTGATATGGAATCAATTATTTTTGCTGTATTCTGTAAACTTTTTTCTGGCATAACCTATAATAATTATTTAACTCTTTAAATGTACTTTCAAAATCTGTACCTCTTCGTTTATCATATTCATTCACAAAATTAACGAAATCTTTTCTATGAATATTTGTTTGTTTTTTATCATATGTGTTTTTGTACATATGTTCAATCAATCCTTGAAGTTGATTTATTTGCTCATTTGTCAAACATCCATCACCATCCTCATACTTACCCCAAGTTCTTTCTTGAATAAGTTTTTCAACATCTTTTTTAAATTTATCTTTTGTTTCTATATCTAAATTTACAATAGATAAAAATTCAGGATAAATCAAAAAGTTGTTTACAAATTGTACTTTATTGTAATCAACTTCCTTGTTATAAATAGAACGAAGTTTTAAAAGGTATCTTACAAAATCACAATATGATTCTACTGTTAAAATGTTTACCGCTGTCATACAAGAAGCAAGTACATTCTTCACATTTGATAAAACCTTTTCTAAATTTTCTTGCCATTTTTCAAACTTCAATCCATATCTTATATATTCATTTTGCGAACCCATTGATTCACCACTTGTGAATATTTGTATTTCTTTTACTTTACCATCTAACTGATTAAATTTATCTATTAACTTATCAATCAGATTATCAGGTACCATTAAATTTGTATTTACACAAAAAATTAAATTTTGATTTGGATTTTCAATCAATTCATCCATTACTTTCCAAGTATCTTTTGATAAAAGTGGCTCACCTCCAGTAATTCTTAGTGTATGTAACTTTGGATAAAGCTCTGGCCACCATTCCCAAAACGCATTAACGTATGGATTTTCTTCTGTTTGTTTATAGGTTCTTTTATCTTCATCTAATTTATTATAATTTTGTGATGTAGGGTATCCACCATATCTTTCAATCTCTTCTAACCAAGTTGTAGAATTTGAATGTGTACAATATGCACATTTCATATTACAAGTGTTAGAAAATGAAACCTCTAAATAACTTGGTTCGATATCTCTCGTACCTTTTTCTAAGATTTCATCTTTTTTAATTTGAGAAAAAGAATTACCCGATTTGTAAATTCTTTCTGAAAAATAATCATCTCCCAAATCTTCTATTTTCCAACAATACTCACATTCACTTGGTCTATCACCACGCAACATCTTTTTCATTTGTTGCTTTTTGTATCGAGTATTATGTAGAGCTTTTGGATTTCTCTTAATTTCCCTTAGTGGTATTTTATGTGGTGATGGATAATGACATGAATGGTTATATCCATTCTGTAAGTAAAGTGTTAATTGAGACCACTTTGCTAAACAGAAACTTTTAGATACCTCATCTAACTCTTCCTTTACCTTTAAATGATGTTTCATTACAGTTTACCACACTCATCATAAAATTCTGCTAATTCTGGAAAGGTTTCTTTAAAGTTAGTACCCCTTCGTGCATCGTGAGCTTTAAACATATTATAAAAGTTTCTACGAAGCTTATTTTTTTCTTCTTCATCCATTGGTTCATCAAACCAATCAACTATTCTTCTTACTTTACCAATTTCAATTTGAGTAAATCCTAAGTAGTGTTCCTTCCAATCTTCAATTTCCCAAAGAGGTTTAACTGTATGTAAGGTTTCCATTTGAACTGCTATTGATTCCAATGTATCTCTCCACTCTTTCGGTAGAATCTTAACAATTTGGTGTGTTGGATATCTTAGATAAGCAGAATCTAATGTTAAAGATGTAACCCAATGTCTATCTGGTGAGTTATGTTTTGTTTTTTGTTCAAACACCCAATCAACTAAATCTGCATATTTTGGAACAGATAATGCATTGAATGTACTCATAATTGCAATAGATAGTTTTTTAGTACTTGAAAGTAATTCATCTACTCTTTCTTGCCATACTTCAAAATCTAATCCATTTCTAATATACTCGGCTTGGGTTCCAAACGTATCTACTGATGTGAATATTGTAAGTTCTTTTATTCTTCCACTTTCTTCTAATTCTGCTAATTTTATTTTTAATCTTTCATATAACTTATCAGGTATACCTAAGTTTGTGTTGATAGAAAGTTTTAAATTCATGTTTGGATTATCAGTTGTAAGGATATGGTCAATTACTTTCCAAAAATCAGGTGACATTGATGGTTCACCGCCCGTAATTCTAAATGTATCCATTTCAGGATAAAGTTCTGGCCACCATTCCCAAAATGCATCAACATATGGATTTGCTTCAGAGTGTTTGAATGGCATTTTACCAACTTCTTTGAACCACTCTAAGTTATTAAAGTTATCTGTTGTTGGGTATGCTCCATGTTTCTCTAATTCTTGTACCCAAGCAGATGAATATTGAGGTCCACAATAAGAACATTTAAAGTTACACGCATTTGAGAATGCAACTTCTACATATTTTGGGTTGAAGTTTTTTCTCCATCCCATTTCTTTAATTTTTTCTAAATGAGGTTTAGACCATGGTTCGAATGATTTATAAGTTCTATCCGAAAACTCAGGTCCACTATCTTCAACTCTCCAACAGTAATCACATTCATCAGGCCTTTCACCATTTAACATGGCTCTTCTTTGCCTTTTCTTGTGTTTTGTATTATGTAGAGCAGATGGATTTCTTCTTAATTCAAGAAGTGGAATTTTATGTGGTACAGGGTGGTGACATGAATGAGTCTCTCCATTTTGTAAGTGAATCGTAACTTGAGTCCATTTTGCTAAACAAAATCCACAACCCGTTTCATTCAATGTATCTCTAAAATCGTAGAGCTCTCCTCGGTGGTCTATCATACTGAAACTATTTTATCTATAAGTATTTCCCATTGAGAATAACTGTGATGATAATTATCATCCATATACTCTATATGAAACTCTGGATTGTTGATATCTATTTTATTATCATTTAATTGAATTGCTCTATACATCTTTTTATATTCTTGCCAAAATGTATATTCTTCTTTTGTATTAGAAACTTCTTTTAATCTTTCCAAAACAGTAGAATCCCATTTAAAGTGATGAACTTGTATAAATCCCTCACCATTACCTATTGGGTATTTTTTCTTATGAAATTTACCCCATGAGTTTTTTCCATCTTCACCAACAACAGCATAGTGTTGTCCGTTTGTTACATCAATAGAACCTTTCATTACACAAACCTTATTTGGACACGCTCCACTCATTGGATATCTAAAAAATCCAGCGTTTGGAAATGCTTTCCATACATCTGTATATTTGTGAACTTTAGGAAAAGTTCCTTCATTCCCAACTCTATCTATAAATCCACCTGTAATAAATTCCCATCCATTTTGCTCACATTCCTTAATCATTTTACGAATGTTTTTTGGATATAAATGAAACTCATCATCATCTGCCACTATCCACCATTCATTTGGTTTAGTTTGCTTTACCTTATTATAAAGTTCAGTTACCTTTTCCCAATTAAATTTAGGTTCTGTAACAACCATATATGGTTCGATACCACATCGGTTTACTTCTTCAAGTATTCCATCATCATCACTCTGTCTGTAAACTACAACGAAGATTTCATCTACCATTGATTCGTAATGCTTTAACATATGAGGAAACAAAGTAGTATTGTGGCCTACAACGGTAACTAAATTTAATTTTTGCATCTTTGTATAAATGTTAATCCAGTTGAAGCTGGTTTATTTCTTTGTATTCCATTATTAAAGAAATTAAAAATTTCCCAATCATTACCCTCCTTTAACTCTTTGATTAATTTAGATGGTCCTTCTGCGTATTCTTGGTGATATCCTTCTCGAATATCATCACTTATTATATGTTCTTTTTCAAACGAAGAATCAGTATCATGTATTGATATAATTCCATATGGTTTTAATAATTGAGAATATAATTCAAAATCATTCTTTACATCTTCATATGTGTGACCAGCATCTATATGTAGATAATCTATTTTTATATCCTCTTTTACAAAAAAATTGTAAAATGCCTCTTCGGTAGTTTTTAGTAATAATCTTGGGTCAAAGTTTTTTCTAAAAAATGAATCTTTATCGGTCCAATCCGTAAACCCTCCTACTCCATTAGATGCATCAACCAAATATGTTGAACCAATATCTCCCCAATTTATATCATTATTTCCATCAAAGATTTCAGCCTCGTATAAATCAAATCTTGCTTGTGTCATTATTCGTGGAATGAATCCACCACCACTACCTAAACATACACAAACTTTTGCACGAAGATAGTGAATAGCACTATACACCAATAACCCATCCCCCATACTTAGTTCAGTAGCACCATGAGTCCAACGGTATTTAATGGGATTATGAACTTCATACTCTTTACCATCATCACCTTCTTTAGTGTCTAAGTTATTGGTTATGAAGTCTTTTATAAATCTTGTATTGAGAATACTCATTTGTTGTTTTATTGCTTTTAGTGCTGTCCCCCAAACCCCCTACAAGTATAAATATAGAAGATTAGTAAAAACGTATATAAATATATAAAAATATATTGAATAATTTTAGTAAAAAGAAAGAATTTGAGTACGGACTTGGTCAATCCATTTTTCTTTGTTATCAAATTTTTTCATAAACTCTATAAGTTTATTTCTTTCTATTGTACGCTCTTGGTGTGAATCTTTTAAAATTCTTCTAATACAATTATCAAATTCATTTTTTGTACTAGCTCTATATTTGTAATCACAATCAATTCCCCAATCTTTATTAAGAATTGGTAATTTTCCATAATCTACTGCTTGAAAAATAGAATAACCAAATGGTTCTCTAAAATAGGCACCATGAAATATTCCCCAATTCTTACCAAAAAATGAATAATGTATATCAGTATCCCATTGATACAAATTAATGGTTGGTAAATTAAATTCCGAAGTTTCTACCATATTTTTAAAATCATACTGACCTGTTAGTGCGTATCCTTTTTTGATTCCATTCATCCAATGTAAACATTTTCTTGTTTCTGCTCTTGCAGCAAATCCAACCTCTCCATTATTAACATGAGTTGTTAAATCAGCAGGACCTTTAAATTCATAATAATTAGGTAAAACATATGTAAAGTTTGGATGATTTGATAGTAATTTTGAATTATTTATTCCTATCCAAATTCTTCTTTTACAAGTCATTAAAAATTCATCATACCATTTTTCATCAACCTTTGTTTGAAACTGTAATCTATCTAATTCCGGTAGTTGATTCCAAACTCCCATCATATCTTTTGGATATGCGTGTACAAAGCAAATACCAAATTTATCTTCAAACTCCCATAAATGTTTTCTCATATGATAATGAGGATGTAAAAAGTGAACCCAATTAGATTCTTCTCCCCATTTACGAGTTATTTCAGGATTATCAGCATGAAAGTGATATTTTAAACCAGTAGGTAGTGATGATGGATTAAAATTTGGTGGTTTTTTAGAATCAATAAGTAACCTAAATTTTTTTTTATTAGGTAATGTTTTCCATACTTCTTGTAAGAAGTTATTTACCCACATGTCTGCACCACCCTGAACATTATTTCCTGCTCCGGTACAAACTAACAATATCCAAGGAGAACTTTTTTTAGACATAATTATAACCTTTTTATATAAATATATAAATTAAAATTTTATTATTCTTGTGGAACTTCCGGTGGACCTTCACCCCCTCCTCCGTCATCAGTACCTTCATGAGTATAAGTTCTTACATAAATATCTATTGATGTTGCTGATGTTACTTGTATTTGGAAAGAACGGTCTGATGTACTATTGTTTGTAAGTACTCTAAGAGTTTTATAAACTCCAGTTGTTCCTACTGTTGCTGTTTGGTCTGATGTTGATGTAGTACCCCCACCAGTATTCCATACCGCATTTGATGTACCTGTTGTAATTTCCCAAGTTACAGTTGAACTATAATCTTGTCTAGCGTAAATATTATATTCTCTATATTGTGATGAATTATTTGATAATGTTACTACACTTGTATCACCATTTTCTTCATAACTAACCCCACCATAACTTACATCTAAATTAGAATCTGCTCCTGCTTGTGATAATGAAATTGTGTGGTCAGTTTCACCTGTTGCTGAAATAGTAACTGTACCTGTTCTAACTCCACCACTATTAGATGTAGCAGTTACTCCAATTGTATGAGTTCCAGCAACACCACTTGTTGCACTTAAACTAAAACCAGTACCACTTACTGTGGCTGTCCATGCATAAGAGGTTTCAAGTGTAATATTTTCTGTTTCTCCACCTTGTATAAATGAAAGTGAAGATGGTGATGCAGTCCAGACAGTTTGAAACAATTGAGTTAATGTTGTGGTATCACTAGCACCACCTGCATTAAAAGTTAAAGTTCGTGTTTTATTGGAAGTATCTGTATTGTTTGAGACTGGATAAACATATGCTTGGTATGTTCCACTTGAGGGTGAAGTTACTGATGCTTGGTTTGCAACAATACTTCCTCCCATCTCCACATATTGATAGGTGTATGTACTTGTTTGGTAAGTATCAACAAATCTCCACTCACTTGTATTACCCAATGTAAATGTTATACCACCACTATTATAATTTCCTGCAGTACCAGTTACAGTTTTTGCTACACTTGTTCCACTTTGATTATAATTCCACTCAGCCGGGTCTGTTATATTTGCAGTTGCTGCTGGTGCACCACCTTGAGAAACTTGTACCGTATGAGTTGATGAATCAATTGAATCTAAAGTTACAGTTACATTTACACTTCTTGTGGATGTACTTGAGTTTGAAGATGGATATACATAAAACGTACTATTACTTTCTTTGGTGGATGTAAAACTTGTAGAATCATCTGATATTGTGGAAATATTATAATTTGAAGTTACAGTAAAGGTAATTCTATCAGTATATGAAGAATCGGTATAAACGAAATTAGAAGTTGAATAATGAACACCTCCTATAAGATTTGTACCTGCTACTGAGAAAGTTGGTTCTCTTTGTACTCGTACAGTATCAGTTACATTTGCATCTGAAATGTTATCAGGATCAACAGTTACAGTTGCTGTTTTATCAGAAGAAGTAGAATTAGAATCTGATTTTACTTCTATAAACTCATCACCAGTACCACTTATGTTAGATGTGGAAAATGAATTACCCGAATTATATATTCTATGAGAAAATCCACTTTCACCCGATATACTCGCAACCCAAGTTACCACACCTTCGGGGTCAGTTTCTATTTTGTAATGTTCACCTTCACCACCACCATGTCCAAAAGTCATTACACCAGTCTGTCTTACAATTGTAAGAGTAGCATCATTATCTTCTTGTTGTACTGTTAAGGTTATATTTGTTAAATCAGGTGATTCTAAAGTTATATTCCCACTCCTACTTGTACCATCTAAAGGTTGAGCTTGTATAACAATATCAAAAGTATTATCTGTTCCTTCTGAACCAGAACCTAAAGCCACAGTAGCAAATGAAATATTTTCATCGTTAATTTTAAAGTTACCATCCGAGGTGTAGGTTATTGTAGAAGTTTGACCACCCTTATCAGCACTGGTTATACTCGTTGGGGATATAGATAATGATGTAGCAAAATTATCTAAACTTAATCCAAACAACTCATTCATACCATGGGGAGAGGTTAATCCAAATAATTCTGATGCTGATTCTAAATCTAATTCAGCATTTGAACTATTACCTAACTCTTCATTGATATCATCAAATCCTATTGCGTTTCCTTCTTCTGGTAATGGCATTACTTTAACCTTTTTATTTCTTCTTGTAACTCATCTACTTTTTTATTCAGTTCTTTTATAGCTTCTATAAGTAAAGGAGTTAGTTTTTCATATCGTACTCCATAATAACCATTTACTGAATTTATTTTTGTTATATGAGGTACAACCTTTTCTACATCTTGTGCAATTACTCCAATATCTTCTCCCTTAAATTGGTGGATATCTTCATGTCCTTCTTTCCAATTAAAGAAAACTCCTTTTATTTCATTTATTTTATCAAGTGGTTTGTTTATTTCAATAATATTTTCTTTTAATCGTTCATCTGATGTTGCAAAAGCAGTAATATTACCAGTTGCAGAAATAGAACCTGTAACTGATAATGCATCACCAGTTGTTGAGGTTGGTATTCTTACTAATTTAGTATCAGTTGTTACAACTTGTAATCCTCCTTTTGTAATTTCTGTAATTGAATTATCCGATGAACCTACCATCGTTAAGGTAGGTGTACTTGTAATTCTTGGTGCACCATAATAAGCTCCAATTCTAGCACCAGTACCCGATGGTTCGGTATATGCATTAATATCTACATTGGTTATTTTTGTAATTATTCTATAATACTTACTATCTTCTAAAGTTGCACTTAATGAGAATGATTGAGAAGTACTTCCTAAATCTGCTGTTGTACCTGAAGAAGTTTGAGATAATGAATATGACCATTCCTTTACATCAGACCAACTGGTAGAACCATTTGAACTTTTTTGTAAAACTACTTTGATTTTAGCATTAATTAAATGAATGAAAACTGAAGCCGCTACACCTAATATTTCCGATTCTAAATATTTAGTATTACCACTATTAAGTACTGGTGCAGATATCGTTCCACTTATTGTAGCAGTTTTTCCATTATAACCACTACCACCAGTTTGGAATCTAATTGGATTTGATGCAAATGTACTTGATGTATCTGAGGTAATTCCACTTACATCATCGTATTCTGGCGTTCCTTGAGTAGAATTAGTTCCAGTAAAATATGCATCATTAGTATTTGCTTCTGGAATCGTACCAGTTATAGATGGAGTACTAACACTATCAATTTCACTTAAGTCATTTTTGTTTTCAATATTAATCGCACCTGCTCCTACTTTTATATGAGCATTGTTTGAAGAATCACCTGTGTTAATTACAATACCAGAGCTTGGAGATGTTAGTGTTGTACCTGAGAAGTTAAAACCTGCTATCTCACCATCAGTTGCATCAACAGTACCTTGAATATTTAGAGTATCAGTACCTGCATTCCAATTTAATGAACCATTTGTACCAGCTAATAAGAAATTACCCTCATCATCCATGTAGGTTTTCCAACCACCATCATAATAACCTAAGTTTGTATTTCCTATATATAAACCTGCTGATGAAGGAGTTTGTGCTGATAGAACAAAATCTGCCGAAGATACATCAGGTCCAAAGTTAAATTCCGAAGCACTTACCAATCCATTGGGTAATTGTTCTGAGCCACTTATAATTCCATCCGGTAATTGTCCACTACCACTAAGTATCCCATTAGGTAATTGTTCCGAACCACTAACGATTCCACCAGGTAGTTGACCAGAACCACTTATTGTTCCACCTGGCAATCCATCAGTTATATCACTTCCAGCCTCTAAGGTAATACTACCTACAATTGATAGACTAGAACCATTCCAACTTAATTTATCTCCAAGTGAGAATATATTAGATGAACCAGATGCAAAGTAGAATGGTGTATCAGTATTATCGTAATTACCATCACCAACATAAATTCTTGAATTAGTTCCATCTAATGTTATACCATTTTCACCAACTCTAAAAGCATTAGAGAAATATCCATTTGCTCCACCAATATTTGGTGAGTAAATAATTCCACTATCTATAAAGGTTGTTCCACTTCCATTTTGTATTGCTGTGGAACCAGATATTACATCTGCTAAATCATCATTTACTTGATTATTTAAAGTATTTGTATATGAAAATTGTGATGCAGAATATGCCGATGCTGAAGAAAATGTGTTATCCGCTGATGTTTGTGCTAATGAAGCCGTTGCTTCAGCCAATGAAGCAGAATTGTAAGCTCTTAATGAGAACAACGATGCCGATGATAAGGTATCTGATACTGCTCCTGGTGTATTAGAAAATTCTATTGAACCTCTAATAGTTAATGAACTACCATCCCAAAGTAACTCATCTCCCAACAATCCATTTTCTATTGAGAAGGAACCAGTACCAGTATTTCCATCAATACCTAAGAAAATACCATTACCAACATTATATCCTTGTGTACCAGTTGTTGCTCCTTGGTCTATTGAAATATAAGGGTAGTTAGTTCCACCAGCGATTGTAATATTTGCTGCTGATGCTGAACCACTATTGTTTGTTCCAACATTTATATTGTTTTGTACATAGGATTCTTTGAATATAGCAAGTTCAGCTGCTACAAAGTTAGAACCAGTTCCTAACTCTTCCCAATAATCTGTTGATGATGATGGGTGTTGGAATCCCCCACTATCAGGTCCACTTGAAGTAATTGCTAAATAAAATGTATCGTTATAAAGTACAGAATCTTTTCTTGCCAAAGAACCAGTAGTTACTGTATATGTTCTTGTTGTACTATAATCGCCAGTGAAAACAAGACCAGGCCCATTCGAACCTTCAAGACCAGGTTGACCATCTGCTCCTTCTCTTACAATATTATAATTAGCAGTTCTTGTTAAGGAATATGTATCACCAACTTCATCTTTATAGGATACATTTATTTCTAATGATGATGAATCGGTAGTCATCGTACCTGCAACACCACCATATTCATTTGTTGTTGGGTTAACTTCGTTTGGTGTAATACCAGAACCAGTCACACCAATAATTTTATAAGTATTTTTAGCTAAACTATTATCATATGATACTTCTTCTCCCTCAACATAAAGTTTTGTAGAACCAGTTGTAAATGTATAAGAAGATGATGGTATCGTTCCATTAGCAAATGCAGGTAATATACCTCTTTCATTAGTTAAATACAATAGAACCCCTCCTATGAAAGAAATAGGGGTAATTGTTGTTATATTATCAACTTGTAGTCCAAATTCATCAGAAGCACTAAATTCATATTGAACTGAGCCGGTTGTTAAATCCAAAGAAGAACCACTTAAAAAGTAAGTTGCAATACCAGTTGTTGAATTATCAGATAAAACAGTTAATGGAGGAGCAATTCCACTATCTGATGAAGAATTTGCAGTAATTGTTTCTGTATTAGATGCTAGGTTTTTTCGTTTTACAGTAATTGTAGAACTTTGACCTGATGGATTTAACGTTCCATCACTTTTCTTATAGGTAAATACATTTCTATTATTATTTACAACTAAATCTGCAATAGGTTGTCCATCTTCTAATCTAAATAATGTTTCATATTCTTCTAAATTATCTGCAGATGCAGTGTACATTATAGAACCTACTTCATAATTAACATCACTACCACTAAAGTTTGCAATAGTAACAATCCCACCATTTTCACCAACAGAAGTCATACCACCAGGATAAGTTCCACTATAAGAAGATGGTTCTATATATTGTCCAGATGAATCAAATGCAGCTGATGCGTATGTTATATTACCAGTTACATTTTGTTTATTTGCAACTAATCTAATTTGTTGAAATGCTGGGTTTGCTATGGAACCACTATAAAATCTAAAAGCAGTTCTATCTGATTCAAATGTTAAAAGTTTTAAAGTTCCTAACGTAACTTTGTTACCACCAGTAAATCGTTTGGTTTGTTCAAGTTTAACAGGTATGTAGTTATTATTAACATCATACATTTCAAACTTGTAATCAAACGTTTCATCTTCTAAGTTTCTATCTTCTTCTTGTAGTGTTTTAAATATTTTTGGAGAGAATCCCGGCTCAGATGCTGGTTTTAAATCTATCTTAGCTAATTGCCAACCATCTCCTCTTACTTCAAATCCAAGTTTAGCATTGGAAGATTCAAAATCAGATGTAACTAATGATTCTATGGATTGTTTAGAAGAATAAGCATTTTCAGCAGTTATAGATTTAATATATTGTTTAAAATCTTGAGAACCTGAAGAACCTGTTAAATAAAAATCAATTGTTTTACTAACAATTGTATCAGGATCTTTTAAGCTTTGAGATATAAATATAGGGTCACTTGTTTCTGATGTACCAGTTGTTCCATATGCAGAAGATGCAGTATATATTGCATCAATTCTTTGTACAATTACTTCATTTGGGGTTGCATCTGAAATATTAAGTACATATGGTATATTTAATGGTGAATTTAAAATACTATCAGTTACACCTGGTTCTGTTTTATCTCCAATATAATTCCCTGCAGATATTGTTGATGGAAAAAATGGATAATCAGTTACAACATCATAAAATATACTCGATGTAGTTGGTGGAATTTGTTGAGTAAAATAAGAAGCAGATGTAATCGTTGTTGCTTCGGAACCTGAAAGTGCTAATGTATCTTTAGCTGTTCCTATTGGGTTACCATCGATTTCGGAAACTAATCCCACTTCTTCCAAATTAGCATTTAATACTTGTCTTGTTCTATTTGTTCTATAATCTAAATAAATGTAATTATATCCACTACCACTTGTTTCAAAATCAAGTATAACTTGTGAACCACTCTCTAACATATTCAATGGTAAAGATTGAAAGTCATTCGTATCAGTAGCAATTATTGTATAGTTTAAAGAACCACTTATTGCCTCTACCGCAGATTGTGAAGTTGCTGAATAGTTATAGAACAACATACCATCAGTATTGAAGTTTCTAAATGCCATTGAATTTCTCCAAATCGTATTACCCGATTGATAACCAGATTCAGATACAAAAGATTCTATGTGATATTCAACTGAACCAGTACCCGTTGGTAATGATAAAGAACCACTATCTGTAAGTAAGGATATAATTACAGAACCACTTAAATGGTCATGTTGATTAGTTGTAAGATTAACATATTCGTTTATTAGATTATTAGATTCTACTGTGGATATATCACTATGTATAGAACCACTTGGTACAAATCCTTGCTGTACTACTACATTATCATAAACAAAAGAATCTGCATTGATATCACTCGAAGATGATACAGATGATACATTGTAAATCTGTCCACTTGAACTATCGAAAGTATAAACATCAGTTACCTCACCATCATCATTTCTAAATAAGTAAGGAATATCTAATGGTGATTGAAAATCCAGTGAGCTGGATTCTGAATCAAATACTGGTGTTAGAAAATCCCTACTACTTACTGTTGCTTTTATAAGGGGATATCCTGCTTCTGTATATAAATTATCACCTCCTTGGGTTGGTACTCTTGGAACAACAAAACTTGAAGTAGATGTATTTTGAACCGTACTACCAGATAGTTGAAATAAATCATATAGACTGTATCGAGTAGAAGATGGTTCCATTTCACCAACAGTAATTCTACCAATAAACACCATTACAGAATTATTGAAATCTGCTTCTACAAGATATGCGTACTGAGTATCACCATCTATTGTAAGAACGAGTTGCCCATTCTGTATATTTAATGTACCACTAAAATCAGCTTCTGTTCCGTCTGTGAACTCAATTTCACCTGTATTAAAGTTCATTGAAGTGATATCGTATGATTCTCCATACAATAAATCACCATTCAATCTATCTAATCTTTGTACATTTATTAAATCTGCATTTAGTGGCTCTACACTTCTATTGGTTCTATAATCAATATGAACATAGTTGTATCCACTTTGTTCGTAAGGTATTATAACTTGAGAACCAGTTCCACTTGAATGCCAAGCTTGTGGCGTTTGGTAATCACCAGTATCTATTGCTTCTAATTCATATTCAGTTGAACTTCTAAACGATGATAACTCATCTAAGTAAGTTGAACTATTATAATAATAAAATTTAGCATCACCGCCTATGTTTTCAAATGAAAGTAGTGCGAGTTCTTCTGAACCAGATGTGTAAACTTCTGAGTAAATACTAACATCTTTTGGATTACCACTCATTGGTATAGTATATGAACCACTATCTAACCAAACGTTAAGAATTAATTCAACACCACCAAATGAACCACTTATAGATACAACGTTTGCATTACTGTTTGCATCTGTTTGAACTCTTGATGTTGTACCCCAATCACCACTTGTTGTATCAAACGTAAGTGATGTTGATAAATTAGCATCATAAGTATAATCCGAACTTACAGATGTAAATACCGAACCTGTTGTATTTTGTGGTGTATCAAAGAATGTTGCTCTTGAGTTATCGTAAATATAATTACGAGTTAAATCTTCAGAACCCGATTGGATTAATATAGAATTAAATCCAGTTACAGTTGTAAATGATACAGGATATATAGACATGACCGAGGGGTCGTATTGATAATACCTAGTTTCTGTATATGATTCGGATACTACCGTAGTTGGTCCTATTATTACATCATTGATAGAACCACTTACAAGAGTATTAAAATTTAATTGATAATCTACTCCTTGAAATACTTCAAAAGTATTATTAGTTTCTATATTAACCTTATCAGTTACTATTGAACTACTTGGAATTACTATTCTAATTGATTCAAATAGTAAATCATCATCAAATACTATTTCACTTGATGAACCACTTATTGATACTGATGAAGTTACCCAACTATTTGTAAATGTATTTTCTGTTAATCTACCTGCTCCACCTTCAATTTCATTTCCCGGTTGTGATTCATCAACAAGAAGCTCAGCATTAATATCTTCTACTCGAACTTGTTCTAAAAATTTATAATCAGAAACATCAGAACGAGATTTTCTATATATCTTAATATTATCTAAGTTACCAGTAAAGGTATCTATATTTTTAAAAACTAATTTTTGATAAGAACCGGTTACTATTGTAGCAGTACTTGTTCTTCCATCAAAAAATTCAAATGTACTACTATATACAGATGGAGGAAACTCAGATATCTTATTATCTACCACATAAGGTTTATCTACTAAAACTGTATTTTTATTTAAAACTTCTTTTACAGTTGCAGAATATCCTAATGATGGTACAGAAATTATATTTTCATCTATTGAACCAGTAAATCCAGGTCCATCTGTAATTTCTAATCTATAAAGAGTTCCTGCTCTCCATGTTCTAACATCAGTACCAAGTGGTGGTATATCAGCCCTACCTTGTACCGAACCACTTTGTGTTACCTCTGGTATTATTTGCTGTACTAACCCACCCTCTACTTCTTCAATTGTAATCGAAGGTTTTTTATAAAATATAACAGGAGTTTGGTTTGGTTCATTTTTATTTATGTAAATTTCTTTTTCCCACTTAACATTATATGCACCATCCCATTCTTTTGGTATTGGTCTTTTGATACCATCTACATCCTCATATTCTTTTAATTCACCCAGAATAGTAATCTTTCCAGGTCCAACTGCGATATCGTTATAAACATGAGTTGAAAGAACAACAGAGTTTCCTTCATAATAATCTGGCGTACCCTTACCCGGCTCTATATAAAGAGTTTTTCCATCAACATCTACTAATTCCATTTTAATGGCAGTAGATTCTTTTAAGAAAGGAGTCCCTTCCATCGTAAATAAGTTTTTACCCTCAGTTAGAGTATCTGGAAACTTAGTTACTTTAAAATATTTTGATTTGGGGTCTGTATCGGTTATAAATGTATTATACCCACTTAGATTTTCAAATTCATTACCAATTTTTACTATACAAGCCATATGTGATTCCTATTATACCCATATAAATATCTCCAAAAAAACTTATTCAATATTTATACATAGAAATATATAGAAAGTTATAGATATGAGAAAATATACCACAATACAGATAAAAAAAGAAACCCATGAACTCTTACAAGGGTATTGTAACGAACATGGGTATAAGTTAAGTGGGTTGGTTGAAACCCTTATTAAGCAAAAGGTAGGTACACCTAAGCCTCAAAATGTTTTAAAGGTTAGAACCTAACGTTTGAGAATCCATTTATCTTTTTAATTTCAATAAGACCATCTACAACATCTCTCATTGAATCGATGTGTGAGATTACCATTACAAAATCAAACTGAGTTTTAAGGTATGTAAACAACATAAATAAAGATTGTAGGTTCTCACTATCTAAAGTACCAAATCCTTCATCTATAACGAGGAAATTAGGCCTTGGAAGGTTACATACATTGATTAGAGCTACTCTAATGGCTAAACCACTAATAAACCTCTCCATACCACTACACATCTCTAAACTCCACCTCTGGTCTCCATATACAAGATATGCGTTGATGTTTCTACCATCGATTTCCAGCTGCATTCCAAATTCTACAATTTGTGCTAAGATGTTATTTACTTCACCCTCAATCATTGGAAGGGATTTCTCAATCAATTCATATGATACACCATCCTTACCAAGAGCATTTAAATAGAAATCAAATAACTTAGATTGTTGCTCTAAGTTTTTTACTTCATCAATTCTATCCTCAATTGTTTCTTTTTGATTCTGAAGAGCTGATACTCTACCATTTAATTTAAGAACATCACTATTGATTCTTTTCAGTTCATCTTTAATACCAGTCTGCTTTTGCCTTACACCAGTAATTTGTTCTCTTATTTCTTTATTCTTTATTATTTGCTTTTCATTCTTATAATACTCATCAATTAGTTGCGTTTGTTGTGTAACTTGAGTATCTAAACGAATTTCTTCGGTTTCGGTTGTTGATAACTTGTTGATAAGTTGAGATATTTCTCTGTCTAATTTATCTTCTTTATCTTTAGCATCTTTGTATTTATCCCATTCTTCTTCATAATTACTTAACGAATCAATTTTAATAGTTAAATCTAACTTTTCTTTTTCAAATTCTTGTAAGTTATCATTAAAATCTTTTATTTGAGAACCAACCGCATCTTTAGTTTCTAAAATAGATTTTGAGTTTTCCATACAAACATCACATTCTTCATTATATTTGTGTGAATCTAAATGGTCTTTTCTTTCATATAAGGATTCTAATTTTATATTTACTTTTTCTATTTCACCTTCAATAGTACCAATATTTGTTTTAAGGCTAGTTAATGTATTTATTCCCTCTTCTAAATCTTCTTCATCAAATTTATCTAATATCTCTTCTAATACAATTTGTTGTTCTTCTCTAAAGGTTATCCTATCTTGTAAAGAACCTTTTGTTGTTTCGAGGCCCTCTACCTTCATTTCGAGGTTTTTCAATCTTTTTTCTAATTCCTCGATTGAAACCCCACTATCAGAATTTAACTTTACTATCTTTTCATTTAACTTAATAATTTGTCTATTAAGGATATCATCTTCTTCCTTCAAGGCTTTTTGAGACATCTCTAAAAGTTTGTACTCATTCTTGTCGGTTTTTAATTCAGTGTCGATACTCGCTAATTTTGTCGTAAAATCATCACTCTTAAATTTTCTGATGAGTGTTGCATTATCCCTATTCTCATCAGCTGCCTTTTGATATAGTTTATCAAAGATATCTACCCCAATGAATTGAGATAAAATCTCTTTACGTTCACTTTGTGATTTATCTATGAATAGGGCGTTGTTTCCTTGTAGTGAAAGAGCAGTTAAAACGAAATCCTCAAATTTACCTAAAAACTTCTCTATGTTCTTGTTTGTATCTTTTCTTTGTTCACCATTGAGTGATTCAATAACATCACCATTTTCTCTCCAAAAGTTTACATCAACCTTAACAGATGTTTTCTTTCTAACATACTTAGCTTTTCTTTCAATAAAGTAATCTACGCCATCTATCTCAAAAGTAAACTTACAATAGAACATATCCTTACGATTGTTAAGAATGTTCTTAGAAATGTTTGTACGAGATGTTTTATCGTAGATACAAAAAGATAGTGCATCCCACATAGATGATTTACCACTAGCGTTGGGAGCAAAGATACCCATGATACCTTGTGCTTTTTCAAATCTGATTAGGTTATCTTCACCATAGGAGAACATATTAGAGAACTCAAATGTTTTAGGTGTCCATAGAATGTTACCTGCTGAATCAGAATCATCAATGTGTCCATTGAGTTCTTTATTTATTTCTGCTATCTTATCCAACTCATCATCTTCTAACAGATATTGTCTTTCTAAGTAATCTCTGATTAGTTGGTTTTGGAAAGTTTCATCTTTAACGTTACCAACAATGTTTTTGTTTACTTTTTGATTTGTTTTTAATTGTCCGATTGTATCGGTTCTTGTTACAGTAACTTCAGCAACTTTAAAAAGTTTCTTTAGTTCGGTGATACATCGTTTCATATCAGATGCATCAGTCCTTGTGAATCGTAATCGTAATCTTGGATACTTTGGAAGTTTAGTACCAATCTCATCATAGACCCATTGTGGTATCTTTCCTTCAACCACATCAACTGTTAAGAATCCATAATCATTATGTAGATGGTGTTCTGTAAAAGTTCGTGTTGGTATATCCCAAAGTAAATAACCATGATTTTCTAATAACTCTCCATGATTTTGCTGAATCATAGAACCAGCATAAGCAACTTGTTCATATCCTTCACCAAATGTTTGTCGTTTGTGAATATCACCCAACATAGCCATATCGAATCCATCGAACATATCCACTTGGAATGAGTTAGAGGAAACGGTATAGCCAATATCTGTTTGAGCTTTGTTTACTGGTCCATGAAATAGACAGATTGTATTTTCTCCATCAACGGTATCTCCTTTAGGCCAATTTTCCTTGTTATCCAATATAGAATAGACAACAAAAGTAAGGTTATGGATATTGTAAATACCAGTATCACGAAGATAATGAATTCTATCATTTCCAAGATTTTCGATAATAGGTGTGAGTACATCAAGTCTGTGGGAATTATTTAAATTACAATCGTGGTTACCTGTGATTAACACAGTTTCTCTTAACTTTGCACACTCGGTGAGAAACCAACTTATTTCGTGAACAAGTTCAGGTGACATCTCAGTTTTAGCATGAGCAATATCACCAGCAATATAAATGAGGGAATCCTCAATTTTATCTTCTTTAACTTTTTTTAGGAATTTTTTGAATACCAATCTGTATTCTTTGTGTCTTTGTAGATTTCTAATGTGTAAATCTGCAAGGTGGTAAACTTTGTTTATAACCATGTATTAAGTATATAGTTTGCCCACATTTTGTGAGACTCTTTTGTTGGATGTTTTCTTTCGTGAAATGTAGCATTATTTTTATTTAAATAATCATACATATTATCCATTTCTTCTTTTAAATATTTTAAACCAAGTTGTTCTTTATCTCTTCCCCATAAATCAATTTTTGATTTAGGTTCTTTTATATTTTCGTAATGATAGAAAGTATTAAAGAAGTAATAATCAATGCCATTTAATTCACATATTGAAATTAAAGATTGAATATGATTGAATGTTCTAATATAAGATGGTATTAATTCATTTTGATGTAAAATAAATTTATCTTGTTGTTCTGTTGTTTGATTTTCATCAGGACTTCCCCACTTATCATAATCAACCCACAATCTATCTTGTACATATTTTTCACCATCCCACCACTCAAATCGTGTAGGTGAAGTCCAGCCAATTAAAACTTTCAATTCATCTGATTTAGACCATCCATTGGTTTCATCCCACATTTTATGTGTATTAATCCATTGATAAATATCTCTCATTGCATTTCTAAAAAGATAATCATTTGATGCACCCGATGATGCATTGTTACAATCAATTGCTCCTAAGTTATCTGCAACTAATTTAGAAAATCTTTCATTTTCTTTATTTTCTAATTCAGCTCCCCATGTTACTGAATCTCCAATTGAATATAATATCATAAACTTTTTAATTTTTGTGAAATAATATCAACAAATTGTGTTTCTTCGGATTCTTTTAGTTTAGTGTTTACTTCAGAAAACCCCATATCAGATGCATCCTTATCTGTGGGTTTAATATTTTTTGTAGTGATTCCTTGATTCTGATACTGGACTGTATATCGTAATGCTTGCTCTTGTGCATCTTCATCCAATAAAATATTGATATTTTTAACTTCTTTTTTATATATAGTATCATTTAAAGTTTTTGGTACAAACTTACCAAGTAGTGGGATTGCATTTCTCTTCACAGCCATTGCATCAAATACCCCTTCTACTAAAGTAATTGGTTCGTTCCAATTAATTTGGTTTTCGAACATTATAACATTTTTAGAAACCGGCGGATTCTTATACTTAAACTTTTCTTCATCGAATACAGAACGTGCGATGAAGTAATTGAGTCTATTATTGTTATCATAACTTGGAATAATAATACGATTGGCGTAATGACCGGAATCACAATAACCAATATTATAACGTTTAATATCCCCTTGGCTAATACCTCGTTTTCTTGCATATTCTTTCACCTTTCCAAACAAAGGGTTAACACCCTTTGGTTTTTTTAATAGTGATTGAAACTCATTTGGTAACCTTAACTCTACCTTTTCTTCTTCAGTATTATTACTATATACAACATAATCATCACCATAAATCTCATATATCTTTTTTAACTTATGAGAATCTACGTGCAATCTTCTAAGTAACCTTTGAATACGCTTACCTTTCGCATCACACACCCAACAGTGCCATTGTTGTGTTTGAATATTTATTTGTAACTTTTTCTTATGATGATGACAAAAAGGACAATAATGTGCTTGTTCATCATTTTTCATTGATGTACCTGGTCCTAAGATATCATCTAATATGTTTACAACTGATTGTTTTTCGTGGTGAGAAAGCATAATTATACTTTTTAACTTGTTACAAAGATACGAAAAATAATTTAAATAACCAAATTATTTATATGATTTTTTAATGGAGTGTAAACAATGGTATTGAAAAACTCAACATCATTGTAATATGTTCGTATTTTTTTCTTATTATATTCTAATATTTCATTCAGTTCATCTGAATTGTATTTTTTTAATAATTCTTCAGCTGCATTTAATGCTAAATCAATCCTTACTGAATCATCTGCTATATCATAACTCTCATCTATGATAGAATTAAATGTTTTAAACCCTAATCTTCTTATTTCATTCAAAGAACCCTTAGAAGAGATTAAAACATATGGAATACCCCAACCTATATTTCTAAATACTTTTTCTGTTAAGTGAATCATATCATCCCATTGCCAATCACAATCTGCCGTAGATTTTTCATGAAACGTACTGTAATATTCTGATTCAGTACAAATGTTTACTTTTCCCCAAAAATAATAATCATCGAGTAAATATTGTCTATTTACATCACAAGTTAAATCATCTCCCTTTAGAAAAGATTCATGTGTATAATCAGTATCACCCCATAAGTCATGAGTTGTAGCTGAATTTAAATTTCTTTCTACTATCTTCTTAACTGTTTCTAATTTATGTTGTTTACTTCTTCTATTAAAACAACTGAAATCATATGTATCTGCTGTATCTAAAGGGTTTTCTTTTTTTACAATATCATTTGATGAGAATTCATAAACAAATGATGGGTAATACCAAGTATAAAATAATTCACATTCCTTTACACCATCAGTTACGTTGAAAGCGTTATTATACATAAGCAACCTTCGTTTCTTTTCAATACCACATTCATCTAAGTATTCGAAAAATGGATAGTAAAGATAGGTTGTTGGATATCCTTCTGATGTATCTGATAAGCAAAATATTAAATTACTATTTGGAGAATATTTTTTTATTATAGAATATACTTCATCTTTTTGTTGTTGCCAATGTTGATTATCAATCAAAACAATACCCAATTGATTGTTATGTTTTGATACGGGTTTTAGATTGATAAATTGTTTACAATCCCTTATAAACATTCCCCACCATAGGCCTTCATTATTTAATTCATCTAGATAGTAAAAGTTCATACACAAATATACAAAAAATTTATGAAATATCCAAATCTTTTCTGAAAAACTTTCCTAATAGATTATCGTTTAGTGATAACTCATTTGCCAATACATCATGTGCAAATTGTTCTTGTAATTCATAATAGGTAAGGGATTTCTTATTAGAACAAAATTTAAGGATTCTTAATTCCAATCTATCATTGATATCATCCCTATTATCTTCTTTTAATAATTTTTTATTTTCTTCAAACCAACTTTTTACAATTTTATTAGATGAACGATACTCTTTCCAATCTGATTCTTTTTCAACCATCTCGTATTTTTTACTTCTCTTATCAGTAAGAGCAGCAGTTTCTTTTTTACCAAACTTTCGTTTTCTAACTGAAACTACTTGTTTTTTACCAATGTAAAACTCATTTGTTTTACCATTTGTAATTTTATATATAAAACCAAATACACCTTCTGGCATATCTGATATTTCTGTTATATACTTTCCGTTATATGTCCAACTCATAGTTAAAAATTTTGAAATCATTTTTGTACCTCTCTCGTACCCAATCTTTCATCCACTCTTCTTGATACATATGTTTGTAAAAATTATGTTGATTTAATTGTGGATGTTTATCGTAGATTGAATTACGATTTAAGTGCGGTAGTGATTCTTGTACTCCTATATTTTGAAAAATATGATTTATATCGTTTTCATAGTTTTCGTATCTACCAACAAAGCTCACCTTTTTATCAGATGAACTTCCGTTATTTGTAAAATAGCTTTGGGGAAAGTATAGATAATCGTGTTCGAAAATAGAATCAATAAATTTTCTAACACTTGAGAATCCATTATCTCTACAATAGTGATAATAGGCAGAAGCAAATCGTGTAAATGGATTTCTAACCATACAAAATATATAGTAATTTTTTATATTATCAAATTTACCTATGTGATTGTGAGATTGTGATACAAATTCAGTACCCTCTTGTTTTCTTAAAACCGAAGTAATTGATGTACCTCCAGTTTTAGGTATATGAATATATCCCCATTCTTTAGAACGGTTAACCAATAAACTCAAATGAGATTAATTTAGTATTTAACATTTGATGAGTAAGGTGTTTGATTTAGTTTACCACCTCTTGCTGCACTAAGTGCTTTCTCATCTTTAGATAATTTCTTTAAATCAAAATCACCTGCTGAGATAGGAGTTTTATCTTTTCCCGTATCAACTAGTTTTGAAAATTCTGATTTATCGTATAAGTCTTTTATTGAAGCCATAGTTGTTTCTCCTTTTATATAAGTATAAATATGTTATAAATCCATACGAACGATAAAATTTACCGCCATATCTGGATATTTCTTTATTGGTTTGGGTAACTTTGCTACAGCTACCAAGTTATTATTATCATCATACAAACCTATTGTTGATACAAATGTTGTTAAATATGAGCCTGTTGGGTCTGTTAAAGATTTAGAATAATAATCTTCCCAAGAACCTGTTATATAATCGTTTGATTCCGAACTTGTTATAGAACCATAATATTCCGAAACTCTATCGATTGTAGTTACTTCTCTGATTGGTCTTGTTCTTGAATTCCTAACTAATCTACTACCTTCTCGTATTTCACTTTCTGTAAAATTATATGAACCACTTAAGGTTGTGGTTACTGCTGATGGGTTTTGTGAGTAATTGAATTCACAATCTCCTGCTTGACAAAGAACCTCTAGTTCATGTATTGTTTTTGTAGAACGATATTCTAAATCATAATCAGTAACATCTTGTTCTTGCTCAGCAAGTGTAGTAAATACAATTAACCCATCTGCATAAAACACATTACCTACTTGTACATTTTCAAGACCAGAACCTAAAAAGTTTAATCCATCTGCTATTGTAATTTGACCTTGACTACCCGTTTGAAATGTATCAGTAAATGCATCCATTCTTTGAATGGTTCTATCATCTGTATCACCTTCCCAAGTTAGCTTTACCAATGGATTATTAAAATCAATACCATATGGTTGTTGTGCTCTAACGGTAATTGGTTGAGTATCATTATCTACAAATACAATATCAACTCCTTTTGAAAAATCATTTTGAAATTGATTCATATCCATTCTGGTCCATTGGTATTCGGTAGTTTTTGCTCTTAAAACTCCGTAACCATCATCAGTAACTTCGGAACCAGATGCAACTTGTGGGGATGTTAAACTAATAGAAGTGGGTTTTATTCCTTCACCATATTTTATTTGGTCTATATCAATTACATAAACAGTTTCTTCTATTCTTCTCTCATTTGAATAATCATATAGATTAGAAATAGGTCCAAACATCTTTACCAAATCATTTTGAACAAAATACTTATGCCTTATTGATTTGTACATTGGGTGCTTGTGGTAAGAATCTATTATAGAACCACTTATTGTTCTTTCAAACGTTGTAGAATCAAATGCTCCACTACCACTATGAAGTGCCGATGTTTTATCATAAAGCTTTAAGACAGGATAATCAGCTTCTGATGCATAAAACTTTTTATACACCTTAAAGCTTCTCTGTTGAACGTTTGATTTAGCTATATTTTTTAACATACTGTAATTCCTCTATATAAATATATGGAAACAAAAAACCCCACTCGTGGTGGGGTTGATTATAGGTTAAGTTCTTTTAGAAATCAAGTTTAACTTTTATAAGTACTTCTTTATCGAATGATTTTTCAATAGGTTGTGAAGTTTTAGCTACTGCTAAAATTTCATTAGCATCATTCATCAATCCAATTGCTGTAATATAAGCTCTTGGGTCAGTTTCAAATGATGATTCTTTAAATGAACCATCTGAACCTGTTATGAAAGTTGGATTATTAGAAAAGTTAAATTCTCTGTTCTGTGCTCTTACAAAATAATGTGATGTAGAAACGTTTTCTACTCTTCTTGCTTGGAAGTCAGCACCACCTTTTAACATCTCATGTAATAAGAATTGATTTTTACCTTCATGTGTAAATGTTTTACTCATATTATTTCCACCTACTGAACCACTATCGATTGATGTACCAACAGTTGCTTCAAGTGCAGCTGGATTTAAAACTATCAATCCTTGGTCTGGATAAAATAATCCAAATCCTTGTCCGTTAGCTGCTCCAGTTGAATACTTGTTTGCAACAGTTGCAGCATTTTCAGTTCCTAAATTAAGTGAACCACTTACGATGTTAAATACTCTACCAGCTTTTCCAACTGAATCTGAGAATTTCTTTCCACTATCATCAATAAATTTTTGTGTACCATTAGAACCACTTAAAATGAATTCCATGTTACCTGGATCCATAGTTTCTTTGTATCTAGCACGTGCTACATTTATAATATATATATCTTCTGAATTATGAGAATCTCCAGATGCTGATATGAATGAGAAGAAGTTATCATCTTCCTCTAATAAGATAGAACGATATTGAGCGTATGTTGCTTTTGTTGCTTGAGTAGATGAATCATCATTTGCTAGAGAGGTAGAACCACTACCATATTTGTTACCATATGCCACCGCATATTGTACTTCAGCTGATGAATCACTCGCAGGGTCTGTTGAATATACATTTAAGTAGTATTCAGAACTTGCTGCTACTGCTTGAGCTGATGATGTAAAAAAAGTTGATAAAGAACCAGTATCACCAGTCCATAAACCAGTTGTTATGGTTTCAACTTTACCTTGTACTGTATCAAACTCACCAAATCTTTTATATACACCAGTAGAAAGAACTCCCCCTTGAGAAGCAACTTTATCACCACCAGTTAGGTAGTTGTTGATTATACCTGTTAATTGTTCAGAAGTTAGGTTACCATTGTTCTGAGATAGATATGATGCTAAATCAGCTGATAAATTTACTCCTGCTTGTCCTTGTATCTGTGCCATCGTTTTTCTCCGTTATATTAATTTGGCTGTACATAAGTAATGGTTACAGGAATAGTTTGTGAACCACCCGTTTCATTACCATATACAGTAATAGTTGTTTTTATTGTTTGTGTTATACTTGGGTTAGGAACAAATGTAAATGTTTGTCCAACTTCTATGGCCGCTGTTGTTGTGATTTCTTCTCCTAATGCTAAAGGAACAGTTCCACTTCCTGCTGAAATACCTGAACCTACAACGGAACCTGCGTTTTTATTAGAGAGAATTATAGTATATCCACTTTGTGTATTACCACTTGGTGAAGTTGTTGGTGTTAGAGAAACTTGACCTGAAGTTTGAGTTACTGAAATAGATGGGATACCAAATTCCACCTGTGGAATCTTTTTTGTACCTTTTGGTAAAGTTACCAATTTATATTTCAATACTTGAGTTTCATCTGGTGAAGCTTCTGTTATTGGGATTGCTTTTATTGCTGCATCATAATAAGCACTACCCTTTGGATGTGCTGGTTCATATAATGAGTAATCTATCTCATCATCTCCCAATGCAAACTTTGTTATGTTGATACCCTGACCCGTTGCGAGTAGTTCTCTACCCTTTCTCGTAAGGATAGCATCAACTGTAATTTCTGAATTATCTAAATATGCCATAATTTATTCCTCTGTGTTTTCAATATATAAATATAACTATTTTATAAAATTAATTATTTATTTAACATCTACTTCTAAAATAGGTTCACCAGCCCCTCTTCCTGTATCGGAAACTTTAAGAATATTCGGATTCGTACAGAATGTTTCTATTGGTGATTTACCATCTAAAGTTGTTAAACTTGTTTGTCTTGATGGAGATTTAAATCCACGATTTCCGTATTTGCTACCTAATGTACCAACACCCGCTCTTTTACCTCCACTTGCATTTACTCTTTCTACTGCGGTTATAGTTCCACCAAGCTTTCCTCGTTCTCCAATTTTTGGACCAAATAGTTCTCCAGTTCTTGGGCCAGAGGTAAATCTACCAACTTCAGCAAATACTATATACTTTCTTGTTTTTGTTACTTTTTGTGTTGTTTCACCTAATGATGCATCATTACTATCTACTTGAATGGGTTCTGAAATTTCAAACTCTTCAGTTACAAGATAAACTTGTTTAGTTTCTTTTATTAAAGTACCATTCCCATCTAATTTAGTAATCACAGCGTATCCATTAACTGCAGTAATTCCTGCTAACCCATTTGTTAAACTATCTGGACTTATACCAATTTGGTCTTGTGCACCAATTGCCTCAAACTGTTTTAACAATTTATCAACAATTTTAGAATCTGTAATTGTTCCATCAATTAAATCATAAGTTGATACAAACGTTGGTGTTAAATTATTAAGTCTACCAATAATATTTGCATAATTACCTTTAAATGTTGGGTTTGATGATGCTATTACACTATCGTATTGATTTTGTAAACCTGCTAATTTAATTCTTTCTTTTAATTGTATATCAGCCGGCCATTGTGTTATTGGTATCATAGCAAGTTGCATTGCTTCTCTCAAATCAATTTCTGAATCTTGAAATTTAGAACCAAATTCTACTGCTGTTGGTTTTGTTCTCTTAACTTTATTTCTTTCAAGAATATGTGGTTCTATTAATAACCCACTTGTAACAATTGCTCTAGCAGGTACAAGAGATTCTAATACTTCAAATAAAGATTGGTCTATATATCTTACTAATTGAATATATTCATATAAATTAAGATTATATCTTTCAAAATAATAATTTCTTAATTCTCTAAGTTCTTTATATTCGTATTTGTATTCATCACTTGGGTCACCAATATATTGGTCTAATTCAAACTGTCCTATGGATTTTAAAATATCCATATTAACCTCTTTTACAGGTGAAAAGAATAATCCTAATTTGTTTGTATCAATCGGAGATGTATCAAATGATTTTTTAGTTGAACGGTCTCTATATGAAAGTGTTAATCCATTTTCTATATCTTCACTTAATCCTTGTTGTTCTTCGAATCTAAATTTTTGTGAAACATTAAACCCACTTGAAGGAACATTTGCTGTTACAGTTCTTTCATATGTAGTATAATGATATGGATAACTACTATTACTATCAAAGTTAGATGCGGTTACGAATGGAACTAAATATGATTCATTAATAGATACATTTTTAATTGCGGTATCTACATTTCTATCTTTGGGATATTCAAAATCTAAACGAAGAAGTAAATCTTCTGTTGAGGATGAGTGGTGATTTCCATCAATTGCATCTGGCATCAATGTGTGATTATCTACTCGTGATTCTGATAATGGATATGTCCAATATCTAAACTCATCTATCGAACCAGTAAACGTAGAACCATCTCCAATCTTTAATGTAGTTTCGGTTTGCCAAATATGATTCTCAACTTCTATTGAAGCAGATACTTCACTTCTAATCCTACCTTGAAATGCTTCTTTACCTTTTACTGTGAAGGTGTTATTACTTTTTTCAACTACTATTTGAGTATATTCATCATTAAAGAATGGAAAAGCTGATGAGGTTACCATGTATGCCGATGAACTATCAGCAACAGTCAGTGTCAGTACTCCATTTGTTCCATTTGTATGTTGTACACCAACATTCCATAATGAACTCGTTACGAATGTTTGGTCTTGTCTTTTATCAGAATTAACTCTAATTTCTACTGCATTCGGATAATCAGATGTTCCACTATATTGTTTCCATGGAACTAATACTGATTCAGACCCACTAATGTTTAATGCTGCTGTTCTATCTTCAAATGAAAACTTAGATACACCACCATCAGCATTTCTTGGTCCACCAAACTCCATAATAGTTAACATTGATGATGGAACCCCATAACAAGCAAGAGCTGCTTTAACTGCTCTACTTGAACCTTTGTGTTTTAAAAGGTATGGTATATTATTAAGTAATCTTCTCCAAACCTGATTTTGTATTTCTTTACCAGTTAGATTAGATACTGAAGTACCATCAGATGTTTCACCAAAAGCATATTCCCAAAGTGATTGTGCTTTTGCAGGAACTTTAGTATCCCACCCTAATGATTCTAACATCTGAGAAAGTAAAGAATCATTTATACCAACATCATATTTATGTTCTAAGTTTTTCTTTTCAGCAATAGCTTTAGTGTATAAATAAAGTACATCAAAGTGATGTCCCATCATATTAAAGAACATTTTAAATTCTTCAGAATCTTCAGAATTTTGGATGTGTAGTGGTAAATTGTTTACTAAATAATCTTTATTATATAAATCATAATTTTGTGCATTATAGCTAACACTATTATACCAATCAGTTGCATCGCTGGAATCTGAAGCGGAAATTAAATTACCACCTGCTCCCGGATATGTTAATCCATCTGCAGATGAACTTGTAAATAAGAATGTTTCAAATGCATCAAAATTATCTTTTACTTCTTGAACAGATTCAGAAGTTCTGTTAATTTCATTTTGTAAAGTTACAGAACCAGTATTAAATGAACCTGACTCTAATTTTTGTATTTTATCTTCGTAAAATTCTATTAATTTAATTTTATAAATAAAATTATTAACTCTTTCATTTGCAGAAGAATATTTTACAAAATTATTCCATGCCCAAGTTGAATCTGTTTCAACTAAAAGAGAACCACTAACTTCTTTTGATGAACTTACAAATGGTATAGTTAATTTTTTTAAATCAAACCCACTACCACTTACATATTCTGTTAGTAATTTTGTTGATGAAGATGAACCACTTGCTATTAAATCATCATATAATTGGTATCCAATATTTTCTCCACCACATACACCTGTTCCAAAGTTCGGTGATAATTCGATACAATCTTCAAATTCTTCATTTATAATGGTAATTTGTTCTACATATGGAATCGATTGAATCTTAGATACCCAAATTTGTTCATTTGGCTGTACCTCTCTTGGAAGTGGTTCATATAGTTTAAATACAAGAGTTTTTTCTTCACTTACTTTAGTTCGTTCACCAGTATCTTCACTAAATTCATATTTAGAAAAGGTTTCAAAATCAGTATCCCAAGAAGCAATTACTTTATTGTTAGCTTCTCCAAAGTGCATTAAGTGAGTTAAATATTTTGAAGAATCTCCTTTTAGTATATCTGTATCAAACATACTACATAATGTTTCTTTAATATCTCTTAAAACAACATCTCTTCTTAATTTAATATTACCCTTATCAAAGTTAATTTGAATTGTTTCTGTTTTACCTTCCGTTTTAGAATCACCCTCTTCGTTATAAGGAATTAATTTTAATACAAATGTTGCAACATCTAAATCTTCATCTAAACTATTTCCTGCTTTTTTTAATACATCCTTAATATTAAAAGACTGTACTCCATCTGCTGGTCTTTTTGATGCTAATTTATATTTATCAATTACTTCATTAATGTATATATCTACATAATTTGTATTTATTGAAGTCCATGAAATTTCAAAATCAACATTATACCCTTGATAATCTTTACCTGTTATTACTTGAGGATACTCTATTGATATGATATCAGGACCTGGTAATAAATCTTTTCTTTCAGCTCTAAATTTTATTGGAACAATATTTCCACTACCATCTGTATCACTTACTGCTTGAAAATATGCAGTATAATTACCATTTCCATTAAACAATTCAGATTGATTTATGGTAACTACACCACTTGTGTTTTGTTTAGATATAGTATCACCAAATGTAAAGTTTACATAACTTGCATTAGTAGAACCAAACCTTATAGTAATATCATCACCATTGGGTTGTCCTTCTCCAAAATAAATTATATTAGAATCACCTTCAAGTTGAGCCGTTGTACTTACATCCTTTGGACCAGCAGCGGTAGTTCCTCTTGTTTCGGTTGAAGGTACATAATAAGTTTCTCTTCTGTACTTATATGTTGGAGTATCTTTTGGTGGGTCTGGAACTGCGGTTTTACTTACTACAACTTTTAATTTATATTTACCAACCGCTAATGGTTGTGAAAACGATTTATCGTTACCACTTGATAGTAATCCCCCTCCTATATTAAATAATTCATATTGATAATTGCAAGTACTATCTGTTCCTGATAATGTTACAGATAATGCTGAACCAATAGAGTTATCATCTACTAATTCTCCACCAGTTTCACCCGCTTTACCTTTTCCTGATATACTTGTGGATTTATCAGCACCAGTCGTTCTATCAATAGGGTTTAATGTTACATTTGCTGTAACATTATCTGGTGCTTCCAAATCAATATCAACTAAAATTCCTTTTGGAATATCTGGAATTATTTCTTCTTTTTTAAACTTATATATACCTTTAAATGATGCACCCGATTTTCCTTGTCTTATTGTTTTTACAATTCCACCATTATTTCTTATTACTACCTCATATAAATTACCACCTGCAGTGTTGGTTACATCCGGATTTGTTTGAGTTGATATTTGAAATTTATCAGTAGATATACCATATCCTCCGGCTTTTGCTGTAAAAGTTTTTGTTTGAGTAAAATCAGACGAAGACCATGTGGTTTTTGTTTTTCCGTTATTACTTACATCAAAAGTAATGTTTGGGTCAGAAGCCCAAGTTAATGAAAATGTAAAATGAATTGGAATTGTTGGAAATGATAAACCACTAAAATCCAAATCACCAAAATCTAAATCAATGTAATCGTTGAGCTTTCCGATATTTCCAATACCAAGTTGATTGAATCCATTTAAGGCTGGGTTTACAATTGGTACAATGGGAGCTGGTTGTGATATTGGTGCTTGCAATGCACTTATCGGACCAACTGGTAGTGGATTATTCTGTGCGATTTTATCTAAAGCTTCTTCCGCGGATATACTAAAATTTCTACCATCATTAGTGTTTAAATCAGTAATATTTGCATCTGCAATTCCAAATGTATTATTAAAGGCGGGTTGAGGAGTAGTAGGTAATGATTGAGAAAACGCACCACCCATACTCATTGAGTTCATACCACCCGAACCAAAGCTACTTACTGGGTTCCAGCCATATCCAGTCCATTCGTATTGTCCATCGAATGAAATTTCACCTCGTTGTGTACCTTTATAAGTTGGTATAGCCATTTCTACTTTTCTCTCCTATTAGTATATAAATATCTTTATAGTTTATTTATTTACTTTACTTTTATACTTCAAATTTACCTCCAGTACCACCAGTGTAAACTGTGTCTCCACCCATATTACCAAAACCTAGATTACCTGATGGAACTCCTTCTTGTAATAAATAATGCTTTCTAGTTATACCACTACTACTTCTTACTGTAATTGACCCGCCCTTATCTGAAGTTCCTACTTTTCTAAAACAATCTTGTACTTCAATAATTCCATTTCCGGTTCCACTATAAGGATGATAATTAATTCCTGCTATACCGGTTGTTGAAACTGTCCAACTATCGGTAGAAGTTACTCTAATTAAGTTTTGACCAGATACCGCACCTGTATATGTAAATTTAATAGTTTGTGGTCCATTTGTATTAAATGCTGGTTTCGGTGGAGCTGGTGGATTAGGCGGTGGAGGAGGAGGTGGTGGACTAACCTTGGTAGTACCAGCTTGTGTTATTTTAACACTTGTAGTTGGGTTACCAGGTAAAGTAGAACTAAAGCTTATAGTACCACTACGTGCAGCACCATCGTTTCTCTCAACCTGTACTCTTAATATACAAGCTCCAGTACTATAACCTAAATTTCTTGAACCGAAGGTCAGTTTACACCAACTTGGTAAACCAGTAATCTTAGCTTGGTGTGCATTTGCACCAAATTTTTTAATATTCGATGGAGATGCTTGTATTTTAATTTGTTGTATTAATCTTCCGTTAGCAGGCGAAGGATTGGCTTCATGAAGATTTGCGCTAATACTATATGTTGATGGGCCAGGTGGTGGTGGTGGCGGTGGATTAGGTGGTGGAGGAGGAGGTGGTGGGGGTGCAGGATATACACACGCTCCATAACTTCCATAATTTGATGCATTTGGGTCTGTACACTTTGGTGGATATACACAAGTACCATCCGAACCATAGTTTGTTGCATTTCTATCATCACAGACCTTTACATCTCTATATTTTTTTGTTTGTATATCATAAACACATGATGAAGGTATAGTTGCATTTGGGTTATAATTTTTAGCACTTGAATCCATACATCCTCGTATTTGTGCTGAGAGTACTGGTGGTTTTGTTGATGCGTACTCATCATTACTTCGTACTGTTCTTAAGATTTTTTTAATCTCATCTAATGTAGTTTGTTGAGTTTTTGATTTTAAAGTATTTAATCTTATACTTTGTCTTGGTAATGTAAACTCAGCCGCATCTGATGCCATATTACATATCTCATCATATACGTTTTCAATATCAAACTCTACACCAAATGAATCACCAGTTGGTTGCCCAAAGTTTGATTCAAATGGATTATAATACTTATTCATACGATAATTATCAATAATCTCTTGAAGTAATTTTTTTACTTGTGTTATGTAAATTTCAAAATTTAATAATTTAAATTCCGTTTCTATAAGTTTAATATAATCCTCACCCTCAGATATTGTTCCTTTTTTCATCAACATCTTTTTTACAATTTCAGTAACATCAAGTTGATTTACAAAATCATCAAAGAATATTAATATATCTGCAGTAAATGTTCCACAGTTTACAAAAGTATCATATCTTGCTTGTAAATCTGAATTAGCAATAGCTGTACCATCTTCTACAACAGGCAATACTCGTACTTCAGTTCTTGAAGGGGATATCTCATGTATCCAAACTTTATCAAACAATCTTGGTTCAGAACCTAATCTTCTATTTAGTAAAGTGATTTGTGTTTTGAATACCCCATTAGAATATCCAGCTTCTTTAATAAGTTTTTCGGTATCTATATAATACTCTTTAGCATTATTTGTTTTCTTATTAAACTTATTTTCAGGAACTTTATCAAAGTAAGCTTTTATATTTTCATCAGTATAAGAAATATATCTTACTTTTTTATCATTTACAATTGCTTGAGGTAATTGATTATCAGAAGCATCATAGATTACAAATTCAATGATATCACCAACATCGAATCCGAAATATCCACGCTTGATTTCCTTTTCAAAGATTTGTCTATCTTTGTCATCAAGTCGGTATCCCTTCTTTTCTACTACTTCTTTAAATCCTTTTATTGCCATCTTTATTTTTTAATTAAATATTTTGAACTACTTCATTTTCATTACTTGTAGTACTACTAGAATTTGAATATCCCCAATGGTCATGAACTTTTTGGCTACTATACCCTTGCCAATAGTGAGCTCTTAATACTAATTTTTCATTCTTTGGACTAGTGTATGTGATTTTACCATCATCAGTTCCTTTCCCAAGGCCCTTTCTCCGGTTTGTTATAATTGCTTTTGATCCTGGTTGAAGTTGACCCGTTGTATCTGGAGTAGCTCCTGGTATGGTAATACTCATAGGTAATGTTGAAGGGTCTCCACTTCCATTTAAATTTTGTTTTGTTGCAGTTAACGTTACTGATTCCTCTGATATATTATAGAATGTAATTTTCCTACCAGCTAAATGCCCTCTCCAATGTTTTCTCTTATCATCAAAGAAAAACTGCCAATTATTACCACCATCCGTATTAGCTGTATGGGCGGCTTTATGTCTAGAATGATTTACTAAGTATCCAATTGTACCATCAACTTGCCATGTATTTGGTAAGGCAAAAGATAATAAATCTCTTAAGTTGGTTTGATTTGCTAAATCTATTTCTGTTTGTGCTGCATCAGCAGCATCAGCAGCTGCTTTTTCTGCAGCTGCTTGAGCATCTGCAGCTGCTTGAGTTTGAATATCTAATATATCTAACTGAGCTGCCACTTGTCCTTGTAATGATGCTACAATCTGTCTTAATTGAAGTATCTGTTCTCTTAGAGTATCTTTCTGTGCAGTTAATCCCTCAACCTGTGCTTGTAGTGAAACTCTTGCCGCAGTTTCTCGTGTTCCCTTAATAATTGCTTGTGAGAATTTAGAACTTAAATCACCAAAGGAAGTTGCCTGTTGTTGAAGTTGGTTTTCAGCAATTGCTCTTGCTACTTGAGCTGCATCTAACTGAGAACGTAATGATTGAATCTCACCTTGCAATTGAGATATCTGGGCTTGTAAATCTCTAATTGTATTATTAGCTTCTGCTAAATCGCTTACTGCTTTATTGTATTTTTCTAATAAATCATCGTATAGTGCTTTAGGAACAACATCTGGTGTTGGTCTTGGTGGTGGGACTATTAACTCATCAATTACAGTATCAACTGCTTTTTTTAGTTGCTCTTCTTCATACTTAGGTTTTTCAATGAAGTTAGTTAATTGACCATCTCTATCACCTTCAATGTGTTCATATGGTTGAGAAGCAGATTGAGAAACTATGGTAGTAGAACCATCAATAAATGTATGAGTTTTAGAAATAGGGTCCTCAGAGATGATTGCTCGTGAACCACTCTGTGCTAATTCTGAAACTCTAAGTTTATTTTCTAATGCCATTTTATTTCTCTATTGTAAAAGTTAAATCCTTATCATCAAAATATTCTATAACACCATCTCTATTAGTTTTAATCTGAATATAGTAATCTCTATTATATTCCCAATTTGTTAAATCTAATTTGAAGAAGTTACCATTTGAATCACACGAAACTTTTGTGTAATCATCATCAAATGGAATAACTATCTCATCAGTTAATACATCTTTTATCTGATAATAAGTAGTTGATGGTAAAAAGTATAAATCTGTATATGAGTATTCATTAGTATATGTTTTAAGAGGATATTTTTCTCTTCCGAAAACTTTGATTGTAGGTTTACTTCCACGCTTGTATCTAGTCTTTAATCTTTTGAATGTTACATGAATATCATCAGAGGTAAGTTCTGTTAGAGAGCCAGTAGAGAATGAAGAATCATCCCAACCTATTCTTAGTTTCGGTTGGTATATTGTATTTGTTTCTTTTGAGAAGAATTTTAATTGCCCATAATCATTAGTATCATTTTCTAATGATGTATCGTGTTTTAAAATAAATCCCTCATTTGGTAGAGTTCCATCAATCCAAGCATCCATAGTTGTTTTAACATCCATTTCTATATCAGATGATTCGTATGAAAACGATTGTGTTGAGAATGAACCAGTGAACCAAGTTCCACCTTTACCATTAAATGAACCAGTTGTATCAGATGAATGTTCCTCTAGTGATAACCAATCTTGTCCTGTTCTTACAGAGTTCCAAGATACGCCATCAGTTGTAATATCATCAAAACGAGTACCAATACCCATTTCCCATGATTGTGTTACTGCATATGCATAAATTGTATAATCGATTGGAATTTCAGAAGATTCACATTCTTTAAGAATCATATCTGCTGCACTCATTGTTACTTCACCACTTGCAATAGATTGTGAAAGTGGAGTTGTTTCAAACTTAATTACAGAATGTGCAATATCTTTTAAACTTCCATAGTAAGTTTTAGAAACTTCTAAGATTTCATCAAATCCAGTATTCTGAGATGGTTGTTGTAAGTAAATAGTTGCATCTTTAGATGCTGTTACGAATTGATACATTATACGACCCTCCCTTTTATATCCTTACCAGGATATTTTAATTCAAATACTGATGGGTCTAAAGATGGATAAACCATTTTACCTTTAGTTGCTGATTCAATATTGTATTTTATTTTAGAGTATGAACCTCCACATTTATTTACAATTTCACATTTTGGAACAGATTGAACTCCCTCTACACCAGCAATTAGTAATTCAATTTCAGAAATATTAATAGCTTGATTAAATGTTGAATTATCAATATTAAAATGCTTTTCAATCTCTGTAATACATTGTAGTAGAACTTCTCTTTTGTTATATGAATTATAAACCATTATTTCAAAATCAATTCCTATGTTAATTATAAACCCATTTAATAAATTTATACCATCTGTTAACATTCTATATTCTGATAAATATGTTTTTAGATTTTCTTTAACTGCTTGGTTTAAGTTTGTTAAATGTTTATTAGAATTATATCCTAACACATATAAATTAATAGCAAATGGATTATTTTTTTCTTGATTTGTAGTTTTTCCAACTAAGAACCTTTGAACTTCTGTTTTTATTTCGGTCTCTGTTTTATTTTCACCTCTTAATTGTTGAACCAATCCTGCAAATTCATCAAGAACATCTGGTGTGTTTAATATTGAAGATGGTGAATTATTATCCAACTCTCCATCTGGAGCAACATATGCTTTTGCAATTCCCCCATACTTTGCTGGTAAGGCTAGTGCCCTAACTTGATAATCTTTTCGTGTTACTGCTCTATTTTGTGAACCAAAATATGCTAATCCATTCTGTCTAATTTCTTCTAAAGTTTCGGGGCCTCTACCACCACTAGCAGGAATTTCATTTTCAGCCGCAATTGAATTCTTTACAGTTCCATACATTTGAAGTTCATCATCATCAAATAAAGATAAATCTTCATCAAATTCAATGTTTGTAATACGCTTAATCTCTCCTTTTGCAACATTTGATTCCACACCACCACCAACTAAATATCTTACAGTAAGTGTAGTATTACTTGGTGCTTGTCCGTATGATTTAGTTTTCAAGAAGTTAGCAGGGTCAAATGATGCACCCAATCTATCAATTGAGTTATTTAATCCCAAACCTACATTTTTAAAATTTGGTAGTAAAGTTTCATCTGAAGATGCTGAATTACCTCCTCCAAAAATAATACTTGTTGTATTATCTTCATTTATCTTAGTAGTAAATCTTCTAGAGGTTTTTGTTACTTTTAAAACCTGAGGTACTGATTCTTTAAATTGTGCTAAATCTTTATCAAATTGAGAGGTGTTTACATAATCAGTATAAACTAACTCTTGTGCTAAATAAGGAACTTCATACCACTTATTCCCATTAGAATCTCTTACATCATATATTTCAATAATATTTTTATCTGAAAAATTTATTGAATCAAACTGTTTAGGGCTATTAAAAGATTTATTTATAATTTTAAGTTCTGCAGAAATTGCTGAAACATATTTTCTTACTAAATAAAAGGTAGGTTCTTGTAGTTCGTTTCTTTGATATACACTCACTTCTCTATCGGTGATATCATTAAAATCTACAAGCTCTGTTGTTCTAAAAGAAACACCCGTACTTGATGCTAATTCCATACCTTCTTTAATTCTAAGAAGATATCCTGCATCTAATTCAAATCGATTATCACCATCATATAAATCACCACTTGCTTTTCTTTTACTTGGAACAAGTTGATAAACCGACATAGTGGTAAGTGCAGCAGATGTAGTTTTTGGTTTATATCCAAGGAAGTTAGATAAGTTAATAACATTAGCTCTATCTTCTGCAGAGTGAAGCATTGACTCTTTTAAAGTATCATCTATATAGTAACCAAGAACATCTCCTAAATAAGATGCCATTTCAATAAACATCATTCCTGGTGATGCTTCATTAAAATCTGAATATGATGTTGGGAAATATGTTTTGGCATACTCAATAAGATTTTCTCTAAATTGACCGAAATCTTTATTTAGATATTTTATATCTCTACCCTTATTTTTTTTATTTGTTGTATTTAAAGCCATAATTTATTATCCCTGAACTACAAACGTTACGTTATCGGTTTCTATATTATCTCCCATAGAAAACTTAATATCCATACCAACTTGGTTTTTATCTTTCATTTCATCGGTCAATTCAATATTAATTTCATCTATTTTTATATACGGTAACCAAAAGCTAACACTTTCAGTTATTACTCTCTGTATATTAGTTTCAAACTCTACATCATCCATTTGTTCAAATAAGAATGAATGTAATCCCGTTCCAAACTCAGGCTGCATTATTCGTTCTCCCTTTGCAGTTAAAAGAAGATTTCTTAAATTTGTTTTAGCCGCATCAAATGATGAATACGTTGGTTTGAACAAAGTGCCACTATTGGTAGGATATTCAAAACCATATGCATAGTTATCGAATTCACTATCCGTATCTTTTACTATTCTTTTTGGTAAAACGTATGACACTAATTACTCCTTATTTTTTAAATTTTTTAACTAATGCAGAATTATCTCTGTTTAGTATTCTATCCAAACCAGGTAATCCGGTCTGTACACCTAATCCACTCTTTTTACTTCCACCAGCAGATGGTATATCTCCATATCCCATTTGTGCTGCCATTGAAGCTTTCATTCCATCTAAACCAGCCCCAGCTCCTTGTTGAGTAAACTGAATTGTTTTATCCATACTTTCATTTATTGGTTGTTGAAAATTATCTAATACAGATTTTGGAGAAACTCCACCTGATTTTTGTTCCTTAGTAAATGGTTTGGTATTTCTCAATGCTTCGTTCAATGCTTCATTTTTAGATAAAACCCTTTTAGGTTGCTCGGTTCTTTCATTTTGTAATACTTGTTCAGCCATTTTGAATGGGTCTACATCTTCACTAACTACATTTTTTGTAGGTTTATTAGAAGTTTTTATTGTACCACTAACCGCTTCAGCAAGTATTGCTGGAAATTGGTTTTTAAGAAAGTTTTCATGTTTCTTAGCAACTTCAACTTCCACTAATGCCTTTACTACTTTAATTAATTGTTTTTGTTTCATTATTTCTAAAATTTTCTTTTATCTTAATATAAATATATCTTTGTTAGTTTTATGGTTCTAATCACAATCATCACAACACTTTCTTCTTTCTTCAGCAAGGTCTTGTCTGAGTTGTGATAATGATTTTTGTAATTCTAAAGCGTTTCTATCCGTTTTTGCATCATCTAATAATTTACCTACTGCTAAGTCAGCTTCAGTAAAAAACCTTCTTCTTCCCAATACATCTTTTTGAGTTTCTGCTCTAAGTATATCATCCAGATTTGATTCTAAGTTACCTCCACCTGATAATCTTGCCCTAAGTTCATTATCTATTTGCTCAGAACCACCCCCTTGTTGTCCTGGATTAAATGGTACATTGTTTCCTCCAAAAGTGCTACCATCTAAGGAACCGAAATTACCATCTTCTCCAAAATTCGAATCACCTCCAAGTTTAAGTGCAGGAAATGGTGTATTTGGTATTGAATATCCAACCCAATTTAAAACACCAGGACCAGGAATTGGTGCTGGTGCTGAAGGATATAAGGATGTTGTCATATACATTCCCTTTAAACTAAATAAATGTATTTGCATAAACAGAGTCATCATATCTAAAAATATTAAACAAGAATCCGTTGGAATTTCAAATGGTACATTCGGCCATGTACCGGGTGATGTTACCATAGCTGAATTTGCTATTATATTTTGTACTGAACCAGGTGCTGGTATTAGTGGGGTAGGGAATGGTAATAAATTTGCACCAGTCCAATATCCTTTTACTGCATTACCAACATCTTTTAAAAAAGCATGTTTAGAAGGAGTTCCCTTAGTAAGTGCCGTTGTATGAGCTACATTCATTAAAGTAATAAATAAAGGAATGTTTGAAATACCTACTGGATTTTTATGTATTAACTGACCTCCCCTTCGTACACACATATCATATTCCATTGCTAACTTTGCGGCATATTGTGGAAATGCAACAACTCCGAGCGGATTGTTCATATATAGTAGCATATTTACTTTGAACAATTTGAAAGACATAATTTTACTCCGTAAAGTTTTTTATTGATTTTATTTGGTCTAATCGTGCTCTAATCTGTTCAAACTCAGGTAAGTTTAAAGGGCCCTTAGCGGTAGGTCCAGCTGGAGTTGCATAAATTTGATTTGAAATTGCAGTAATCATTGCATCTAATATATCTACCAAAGTTTGTCCTCTTGCAAATGGTTCTTTTTGACCAGTACCACCATTTCCACTATCATCAGTATTTAATTTTATTTGACCATTGCCGGTTTTAATAGTAAAATCAGCATCATTTCTGTCAGTAGTAATATTTACGGTATCACCAAAATCTAAATCTGCTCCAGCATTTCCATTATCAATTGTGAATTTACCATCAGATATGAATCCATAATTTCCTTTTGAGAAAAATATCATTTCAGCTGCTTTGGATGAAAGGATAATTCTTTCTGAGTTGATTAGTATCTGGTCTTGTCCTACATATTCCTCTGGTATCTCAAAGTTAATAGGAGTGGTTTCAAAATTAGATGAACCCCCATCATCAATTAAACCTGGTTGAAATGGTATCTTATAATCTTGCGATGTAAGTGCAATAATAGAACCATCTTTATTTAAATCTTCTTCTGTTAGTTCGTTTAGTTTTAAATTATTTCTTCCTTCATCATTTTGTCTATTACGGATAAGAAGTGTTGGTGAAAATGATTGTTCTTCATTATTATAAGCAGAAAACCTAATTGATTGTCCAAACCTTGATTGTATTATTTTATCACCTTCATATAAACGTAGTTTATGTACTACCTCTGGTTTAAAATACTCACCAAGTTTAGAATCTCTTTCAGCAGTATCTGATTGTGCCGTTGATGTTTGAGATACCTCAGAATAAGAATCACTATTTGGTTGTGACTCTTCACTATTCTCAGATAATTTTTCTTCTACATTTATTTTTGCATTACCAATATTAATATTAGTGCTTGGTATTCTTTTATAATATTCAGTACCACCAACAGATATAAGTTGAACTGTTTCACCTACTAAGGGTATCCCCTCATCGAGTAACATTGGTGCATAAAAATTTAAATTCTTTTTATTTGGAGTTAAATCATTAAGTTTTCTTATTTTAGAATGCCCTATATAAGCATCGGATAATTTAGAACTTTCTTCACTACTACTTATTGTAGGTATATTTTCATCATCTTCATTTAAGATGACGTGCTCCACAATACCAACATTTATTGATTTTCCACCAATATTAAAATTATTAGATGCTGATTGGTATTGATGTGATATTGATTTTCTAACGGCCATTACTTACCTACCTTCTGCTTAAGTTCTTCTATTTCATTAGTAAGTTCATCAACCTTTAACTCTTGCTCATCTGCAACTTCGTGTATAGTTTCATCCAATTGTTTTAGTAATTGTTCTTTTTCATCATCAGATAAAAATCCACTATCTCCTTCGGATTTATTTTGTGCTCCAATAATTCTTTGTGCAATTGCAGCCATCTTGATTAGTGAATCATCGTTCTTAACTGATGTATCTACTAAATCTTTTATGATTGGCCCAATTACTGCCATGTCTCCAGCATGCCTAATTACCTTTTTCATTTCAGCGATTAGTTCAGAGATTCTTTGTTTCTTGTTTACTTGATTATCATAGATATCTTTAAACAATCCACTTAGGTCTTTGCCGGGAAATAATTCGAAATCTGTACTCATTATTTTACCATATTAGTTGTATATAAATATAGTAAATGAAAAAACCTCACTTTTTAGGGTGAGGTCTTTAATCAATTGATTTCAATTAATCCTTATTTCTTTTTAAGGATGTGGTATAGAATAAAGGCACCTACTAATCCAAGTAAACCTTCACTACTCAATCCGCCCAAAATACCCATAATGTTTTCCACTACTGAGTTTTCTGGCCAAAAAGGTATCTGCATTCCTTTGAATAATACTTCAAGTACTACTCCAAGAGCTATGATACTTATACCGATTTCTGTTAATGATTTGGCCCAATCGCCAATCTTATTTAGAAATTCCATATAGTTCTCCTTTGCTTTAATTAAGAAAATAACTTTTCCATATTACAAAACGTAGGACTGTCCGAAGAATAACTATAAGAATGTGATAATAAAAGTATCCAATATATATGGAATCCTCAATTAGAAGTGTTGATTAAGAAAATATATATAAAAAAACCCACCGAGTGGTGGGTTTTTGTTTAGTTTATTACTAAGTTTTTCTTTTGATTGGAATTCAATTGAGCTACAATTCTTCTAGCTCTTATCTCTTCATGGTAATATTTTCTATCACCCTTTGGTTGAATCCAAATCAATTGATTGTTTTCATACTCTGCTATTGCAAAGTCATTTTTCCACAAACCATGTCTTAACCAATCTCCATCATTCATAATGAAGTAACCAGTTTGTCCATCTTGTTTGTACTTTTTAATTTCTCCCTCAGTTTGGGAGTACATTGAAGTGGTAAATAGTGCTAAGAAAAAAATACACACTAATTGTACCATCCTCAAATAGAATAGTTTTTGTGTTTTCATAATCATCTTCCTCTTTATTATAAGTATTCCAATGTTAAGAAAATGTTATGTAAGTGTTAAATTAGAGTATCTTTTTCTTGATAATATAGTTATGAATTACTAAAATATCCATCTCACAGTTAAGAAATGTTTCTATTGCAGATTTAGGGTCCAATACCATTGTTTGGTCTTTTAGATTAAATGAAGTATTTATAACAATTGGGTATTCATTACATTTACTTAATTCAGTTAATAAATCATACATTCTATTATGTTGTCTGCGTGTAAGTGATTGTATTCTAGCAGAACCATCTACATGAGTAATAGCAGGAAGTTTATCTCTATATTCTTCTTTTACCTTCACCACTTGATTCATGTAAGGAACTTCTTTACTATAATCAAAGTATTTTGATTGTTCTTCTACTTTTACAATTGGAGCAAAGGGTCTGAATCCTTCTCGTTTTTTTATAACTCTATTTAATCTTGATTTCATTTGAGGGTCACATGGGTTTGCTAAAATAGAGCGATTACCCAATGCTCTCGAACCAAACTCCATTTTTCCTTCAAACCAGCCAACTACATTTCCATTTGATATGTGTTGAGCTATTAATGGAATAAGTTTTGAATGAGGTAGTTTAGCATACCAAACATCTTCATCCATTTCTTTTAATACACTTTCCACATCTCCATTTGTGTAATGAGGTCCTAAATATGGAGATTTATTATCAGGTTTGTTTTTACCACCAGTATTATAATATACATGAAGTGCTGCACCAATAGCAGAACCAGCATCAGATGGAGCGGGTGGAATCCAAACATTTTTAAAGTTTGTTTTTTCTAATATCTTTCCATTAGCAGTTCCATTGTAAGCACATCCACCACTTAAACATAAGTTGTTAGATGAACGAACTGCGAATAATCTATCTACCAATCTGAAGAATAGAAATTCATATTCGTGTTGGAGTGTTGCTGCTAAATCTTTATGTGGTTGATTTAAATTATCTTCAGGTAACCTATTTGGAATACCCAAGAGTTTTCCTAACTTCTCGTTAAACATATGAGTATCTGACCAATCAAATGTAAAATACTCCATGTTTAATTCAAAACCACCATTATCTGTTAGAGTGTATAATTTCCTAAACTTATTGAGAAACTTTTTTGGGTCACCATATGGAGCCAACCCCATAACTTTGTACTCACCTTCATTTGGTTTGAATCCTAAGAAAGCAGTAAATGTTGAGTATAACATTCCCAATGAATGTGGAAATTTAATTTGTTGTATTTTTGCTAATTGATTTCCTTCTCCATAATATAAAGTAGTGGTTTCCCATTCACCAACACCATCTACTGAAAGTATTGATGCTTTATCATATGGTGAAGTATAAAAAGAATATGCTGCGTGAGATAAGTGATGGTCACAATAATATATTTCTATATTGGGATTAGTAATACCACTTATTTGCTTTTCAAACTTTTCGAATTTTAATTTATTTCTTTTTAAAATTCTTTTTCTATTAAAGAACTCTGTTACGGGTCCTCGTTTTAAGGATTGTTCAATTCTATCTAATTTGTATTTTGGATTATCATAAAAAGAAACTTTTTCAATATCTAATCCTGATATTTTAAATTCTTTATATAACCACTTTATAGTATTGATAGGAAATGATGAGTCGTGTTTTATACCTGTGAATCTTTCTTCTTCACAGGCTCCTAAAACCTTTCCATCTTTAATAAGTGCTGCAGCACTATCGTGGTATCCACATGATATTCCTAAAATATAACCTTCCATTTATTCTTATAAGTAATCATTATCTATAAAAGGATTTTCTTCTACATCCTCTTGAGTAGGTTGTTGCCAAAATACTTTTTTATTTGGTTCTCTGAACTCGCCATACTCTAAATACTCATTTAACATTTTTTTCTGATGCTTTTTCATTACATTTACAACTTTAGTAATGTAGTGAGTTTTACAATCAGTCATTTCTCTTATAAGTAGATACAAATGCTTTTTGTTAAAGTTTTCTATATGCTCACTTCTACGAAATAATTCAAGTACTGCATCTGCTATTTGTAAATCTCTTTTTTTAGTAAAAATTGAATTTAAATTATTATCCCAATAAGTTAACATAATGTGCTTAAATTCTTTAAACTCACTATTCTCTTCATTTTCATAGAAATCATTTTCCGGATTCCAAGTTGGTGGCATTGTAGATAATAAAGAGTTTTGTTTCCACCTTTTATAGTTACCATTGTTTTTTAAAATCAAATGGTTCTTTGCTATAATAGTAAAGTAAGAGAATGCTCTACCTTTGCCTTCCTTAAACATATGAATTTTTTCCACCATAGTAGAAACTACTTCCGTTTGTATATCTTTTTTAGGAACATCAAAGTAAGTAAACTTAAATGTATTAATTACATTCTCTGCTAATTTTTCAAAAGGAAACTTAATTCTTGTTTCATATATTTTAGACCTTTCTGCAGGGTCTTTACTATTGTTGTATTCTACAATTGCTTCTTGTGCAGGACTTCCAAAATATATCTTGGATTTTTTTCTTCTCTTTTTGGGCATATTTTATATTTCTTCGTTTAAACCTTCTACTACTTTTCGAAGGGCATCAAAAGTTACTCCTACCTCATCATCTTTTTCAAAGGCTTCTTTATTATCAAGCTCTCTCATTCTGGTAAGTGCATCTTCGACTGAATTCCTTGTTTGATTAACAGTATTTACCAACTTATCTTCAAGTTGTTCGTTTTGTTTTAATAGGTTTCGAACTCCTATTAGTAGTATAATATTTATTACTACTGAAATACCCACAATAATATTGTAGGTAGTTAATAATTCTATCATGTTATTGTATAT